ACCCGACCCTAAGGCGGTGCAGGCAACAGTATCAGACCGGCCTTTAGTAACGACGGAAGCATTCCCTATGCTAAATGAAGCCAATTTTGGCGCTGCGTCATTAGGCTTCGACCCTAAGGCGTTGCAAGCTACAGTAATGGCGCAGCCTATACATATACCTAGTGCCCCTAAGCTTATGCTAACAGAAGAACAAGAAAAGCAGCTAAAACAACCCTTGAATAAGGCCGTAAAGTTCGACAATGACAAGGTAGATTGGATGATTCTACCTTACGACGCTCTAGAAGAAATCATAAAGGTGATGGAGTTCGGCGCTAGGAAGTACGCACGAGGTAACTTTGCTAGTGGTGAAGGCCTGGAGTACACACGAGTACTTAACTCACTGATGCGACATATTCTGGCGTTCTCACGCGGCGAAGACCTTGATCCTGAAACAGGCATTAGTCATATGGCTCATGCTGGTTGCAATGTCTTGTTCTTGCTGCACTATATTAAAAACCCCGAAAAGTTCAAGAATAATGATAATCGGGCCACTAAGATTGTTCAGTAATGTATGTACGGCGAAAGTCGATTAAGTAAGAAGTTAGTTAGAGCCTTGGAAGGTACTAGGCATAAACTGCGTGATGTATGCGAGGATTTAGGTATTGACTACGAGGAGTTAATGGAAGGCGATCTTCCTATTGATAACTGTAGTCATTGCGGTATTTGGTCTACCAGACTAATACCTGACCTAGATAACAACCCTATTTGCAAGACTTGTGTGGAGCATGTAGGTATGTAATTACTGGCTTGATATCTCCGCTTATTTATTATAAAATAATATCTTTAGCGGAGATATTCTATGAAAAAAGTCCCTCTCACCAACCTAATTTTTGAAGACAATGGCTGCCCTTACCAAAACAAGTATCAAGGCTCTGATCAGCGACTGCTTTTTGTCTGTTCCGCGGGACTACTTCGCAGTCCCACTGCTGCAGTCGTTGCTGCCCGGCGTGGCTTCAACACTCGCTCTTGCGGTAGTGCCGGCTATGCTTTGATCAACCTGTCTGCTAACTTGCTTGAGTGGGCAGACAAGATCATCTTCGTTAATAGCTTGAATCTGTTTGAGGCAAAGCAGACGTTTGGTATTGACGAGTACTACATCGAGCTTCTGAAGAAGAAGTCAGTTGTGTGGAGTATTGAAGATGACTTTGAGTACATGAACCCCACACTCGTTAAGATTATTAACGAGCATCTAGATTACCAATTTCCTGGGACGGTGTTAAATGCGAATCCAAGTGGTCAGTGACCTTCATCTAGAATTTGATGATGTAGTAATCCCTAACGGCGGTGCTGATGTGTTAGTCTTGTCAGGTGACATTGCTACAGCTAAATCTCTTGGGGAGAAGACCAAGGATTCCGTTAGTGATGGTAAGCTGTTTATGCGTTACCGCGACTTCTTTACTCGTGTTAGTCGCGACTTTGCACACGTTGTTTACGTCGCAGGCAATCACGAGTTTTACGGCTCAACATACGAGACAGGGCTTCGCAGTCTGCGTAACTTCTGTGCTAGCTTTGGCAATGTGTACTTTCTAGACGATGCGCACATTGACATTGAAGATACTCGCTTTATCGGAGCCACCCTGTGGACTGACGTTAATCGTGGCAACCCTCTGTATAAGCAGTATGCCAAGGACGGTATGAATGACTACCATTCTATCCGTGTAGAGGCTAGCGGGACATATCGCAAAATGAAGCCGGATGACACGATTGAGCGACATATTCGCTCTTTGTCGTACATCTGCGATAGGGTACGCGAGCACGATAAGTGCGTTGTAGTTACTCACCACGCACCTACAGCTAAGAGTGTTCAGCCTGAGTGGGTTGGTCATGCACTAACTCCTTGCTACTACTCTGACCTGGACTTCTTGATTATGGATCGCCCTTCTATCAAGCTGTGGACGCACGGGCATATTCACGCTAGCTCAGACTACACGGTGGAAGGTTGCCGTGTTGTAGCTAACCCTCGCGGGTACGTTAAGTATGAGCCACGTGCCAGTACTTGGCGGGGTACTGAAGCAATTATCGAAATTTAATCTTGATCTTTGCGCTAAGCCATTATATAATAGTGGCTTAGATCGAAGAAAAGACATAACCGACCTGTCCCCACAACAGTCTTCTAAGCTGTTGGCATAAACTAGTGGGAAGGAGCCACGGGGTTCGATTCCTCCAGGTCGGTCCAAGGTTTAGGGCCTGTAATTCAACGGTTAGAATAGGCGTCTCATAAACGCTCAACCCTGGTTCAACTCCAGGCAGGCCTAAAAAATTACATAAACGTAAATAATACTATGACTACTTTGCACGAAAAGATTGTTGCCGACCTAAAGGCTGCGCGCTTCCAGCGCGAGGATATGAAGCGTAATGTGCTAACCACTTTGCTTGGTGAGCTTGATACCGCTACTAAGCGTACTGGTAAGCCACTTACTGATGAGGCCGTAGTAGCGACGATTAAGAAGTTTGTGGAAAACGCAAAGTTCACTATGTCTAAGCTAAGCCCGGAGGTAGAGCTGTACAAGGCATATGAGCAGGAAGCTATCCTGCTGCGCTCGTACCTGCCGCTGCAAATGTCCGAAGCAGAGCTGTCCGGAGCTGTTTTAGCATTTATTGGCGAAGGCTTCACCACTATGGGTGAAGTAATGTCCCAGCTGAAGTATAAGTACGCTGGCCTTTATGACGGTAAGATGGCATCGGCTGTGGTGAAGAAATATGTACGGTAAAGTATATGTTGTAACCAACCTAGAGTATGGATGGGATTGCGTTGTTGGTGTATTTTCAGCGACAGAAGTATCTTATGAGGACGTACAAAACACGTTTCCAAAAGAAAAGCGGTTCGCAATCACTAAACGCGAAGTTGAAACTAATCTAGCTGATTACGACAACTATTAATATTAACTTGAAAAGCCTCCTTAACAGTGCTATAATATGGCATATGTTACGGAGGCTTTTTGCTATGGGATACACACGAGAATTTCTCATCTGTGCCTTTCTTTACAGGTTTCTAGGGCTGCCTGCCGATAAGTTCGCTGAGCAGCACGCTCTAGCGGAAGCATTTTATGATAAAGTAGATAAAAATACTTTTCGTACATATTGCTCTCTCGATGCAGCTGAGCTTAAGCGTTATAAAGAGAGTGAGTTCTTGAAGTGAGTGTTTAAATTGAGACTTGATTTAGTCGCTTATTGATTATATAATATAGTCTGATTCGGAGATTTATATGCTGCAATTTAGTTATAGCGTAGTAGAGCAATTTATTAAAAGTGAACATAACAAGCACCTACGCCTAGGGCAGGAGTTCCACCAGTATATGGAACTAGAGAAGATCACTGGGTCCGATAAGTATTTCTGTGATAAGTTGTACTATGTGCCTAGCGATACTGAAGCTAGACGCATGATTTATGAACGAACTGACTATACGCAGTAAGGATACGTATGAAGTTTGCCTATCTTGTTATCCGACACAACGGCAATTTTACCCAACTATCTGAGCATTAAAAATACTAGCTTGCTAAACTTTAGCAATTTCTGTATAATTATTGTTCTGTCGGCGATATTGGAAATTACTTAGTTAAGGCTTCGGAAATTTTCACTTGTCGCTGGGTTGCAAAACCTGTATAATAGATACTTATCCCGGCAAGAGACGCACAGATCGTCAAGCAATCATAAATACGAACTTGATCTGGTCTCTTAGCCGTGATATAATAATTGTTCGCAAAGTGAAGAAACCACTGAGGCGCGAAATAAAATATAGGCCAAATGTTCTAGTGTGGATTGCTATGACCCGTCCCATAATGACAGTAAGGATTGCCTGTCAACATTTAAGAATTCTAAGTTGCTGACGAGTTCTTAAATGTTATATAATAACTACTTATTCGACAATTTAAGTAGTTTGCGAATAGCGTTTACGGTCATTACAGAGACTATATGATACTCCACTGCCCTGGGGAGTACAATATGTGCAATGTCACTGACTAGATGGAATACGAACCGGCAGATAACGTATTCTTCGTCTTTCGCAAACTACTTAAATCGTTTCATTTGCTCTAGGTTAGGTTAATTGGGAAACCGCCACTGCGCGCACGGAATTGCAGGTTCGACTCCTGTGCCTAGAGCAAATGATAACACTGTAGTACAATGGCTAGTACGCAAGGGCCCACACGCTTATTTTATGTATGCGTATGGTGGGGATCGCCAGTGAAATACAGGTTCGATACCTGTCAGTGTTATCATTTTAGTAGTAGAAGTATATAGTTTACCGCGTAAACCAGTGCCATCAACTATCTGATTCGTAAGCCTAGCCTAGCTAGCAGATGAAGTGCCGGGAGCCGAAAACACCGTTTGGGACTATCACTACTACTATTTGCTTTCATTAGTGGACGGCTACGACTAACTGGAAAGTCGGCCTCCGCGGTTGTATCTTAAACGATACATCACGCCTACGCTGCATCTTTTGATACGGTAGGTTGCAACGACAATGCCTGCAGCATATTTATCGTGCGTAAAAGTGATTTGAATTATGGCGATACAGGTTCGAATCCTGTGCCGTCCACTAATGGAAGATTATGGGGATGTGATGTAATTGGTAGCCTTCCGGTCCTTAGAAGTCCGGGTTCGTAAGAGCGTGCAGGTTCGAGTCCTGTCATCCCCACCAAAATTTAATTAACTAAAGTGACGCTACTGACGTAAGAGCCAGCTGGAGCGAGAAGTCAAAAAGCCTAAGTGTGCAGATGAGCTCGCACTGCTTTAGTATGTTCAACCTAACAAGGAGACTGCTATGCTAATTATGTAGATAAGGAGGCATAAATGTCAAGAACATGGAAAGATAAGCCCAGAAAGTTCTGGGAGCATTACGATTCGGGTAATGACACTATTCTAGTGGCGTACGAGGCTGAGGTTACAAAAACGCTGTGTCGTCGCACATGGCAAGTGATTGAGCTCGCTACCCCGATCTATAAGACACGCTTCTGTGCTATGAAGCGAAAGACGACTAAACCTAAAGTTAGGAAGTCTAAGAACATTGAATGGAAATGGTATCAGCAGACACCTAGTTGGTGGACACATCTACATATGATTCGCCCAATGCGTCGACGTGGTCGTACCTGGGAACGTAAAGTCCTACTTGAGGACACTGAAGATAGTGACCCGCCTTCTGTCGGTAACAAGCCTCACCAGTATTACTGGTGAGGGTTAGTAAAAACTCTGTTGATTTTGCTCTTTGGATTTGCTATAATTATATTTCTGTCGATGACTACAGGCCTAGCACAGTACTGACAGAACGTTTTTAATCCCACGTTTTCCGAGATAAAACAAGGGGCCACTAATAACTCAGCGCAGTAGACGAGTAGTTTGCGTAGCTTGGACTGGCGACCCTTAATGACTAAGTTAGCCTAAAGAACTGTTACAAAATTTGAATGCGGGTGTAATACCTCCGGAAAGTAGGGCTAGAATCCGAAACGTAACCGGAACAATTTCTGGCAATCCTTGATTCGCCGCAATGACGCTGGAAAGACAGCTATGGCGCATGATTAAATCTGTAGATGATACTGGGGTTGTGCCGTTCCCAGTATGTCGGACGATACATAACCGACTTTTACGCAGAGCGATCTGCGTAACATCTAAGAACATTGGCTTGATTAGTGTTCTTAGATGTTATATAATTATACATTGCTGCTATCGTCTAAAGGTCAGGACGGTTCCCTTTCAAGGAATAGATGTTGAGTTCGAGTCTCACTAGCAGCTCCATATATCGTTGTCGGCTAATGTAAGCCTCCACACTAGGGTGTGGCAATGTAGAGTCACGTTCTACCAACGATACCATATCAAAGCATACTAATTCGCCTAGTAACACCGTCTGGATAAGGTGATCGGCGATCCAGTCTAGTATGCTCTGATATGGTAGAAACTATATCAGAGTGTGTTAGTTGTTGCAACAATTTGTGCAAGCACTATGCCAGCCCGCGTCGACCTAGGGTTTAGAAATTTGGCCTCTAACAGCGACCCACTTAATAGCACATTCTGATATAGTTCCTTAGCTCAGCGGTAGAGCAATCTCCTTACAAGTGAAAGGTCGGCGGTTCGATCCCGCCAGGAACTACCAGATTTTACAGCGTACAACCGTGCTCGCCGTGCAATTCGGCCTTAGCTTCCAACATAATTAATGAGGCTTGGAAGGGTGTTAGTAGCTGTAAATTAACTTAATAACCGTCTTTAGTTCAGTTGGTAGAATGCGTGCTTTGGGAGCATGTGGTCGCAAGTTCGAGCCTTGCAGGACGGACCATATTTATAATCGTTGGAAGCTGATCTGTATGTCAGCGGCAGTTGTTGATAGTCAGAAAGAAGAAGGATGAACGTCACCGCGGGGTCGGTGTTGGATTCTGTGGATATGGCCGAGGCTGTGACTAGACCACGTACTGAGAGAAACACCGGATGCATACGGTAAAGTAACGAGACTCGTGGCAGCGATTACAAATATGTTGGGGTGTAGCTTAATTGGTAGAGCATCAGGTTTTGATCCTGGCGGTTATTGGTTCGAGTCCAATCACCCTTACCACACAACAAATGGAGAAGATGCTCTAATGGTAGGGCAGCTGGCTGTAACCCAGTGGCCTTCGGGCAAGTAGGTTCGATCCCTACCTTCTCCACCATCTATATTCGTACTATTCGTTTTAGGTTGAAATAGCACCTATACCTTGCTCTCCAGAGAAATAAGGGTACCCGGCCGGTATATCCCTAAAGCGGAGTGTGTAGCATAATAACTCGTAGCTTAGCGGCTACAATGAGGAAAAGCTACCGTTGACTTAAGTCATGCAGTAAGTAGTGCGAATATAAATGGTTTTGTAGCTCAGACGGAAGAGCGGTACCCTGAAAAGGTATGCGTCGATGGTTCGATTCCATCCGAAACCACCAAGTTAGATGGGGAATGTACTGGGGTACAGAAATCCTTTGCAAGGAATTCCTGATGGGTCCGATTCCCATATTCTCCACCAAAATATAGACTTGATTTAGTAGCTAATTCGGGATATAATAATATCTTTAACGGGAATCATAATGACTAAGCCTATCGTTGATATTTCTGACTGCTATATTTACAAGAACTATGCCGATCAAGATATTCTCACCGGCGTTCCAATTAACTACCCTAGCGATCACTGCTATCGTCCAGGTGCTGTGACTAACTTGCGGCGTGTAGACACTACAGTAGTAGTTCATCGCATGGGTAATATGGTTGAGACTCAGCGTACTAAATATCGTGTAGCCAATTGGCTAACAAAGGAAGAATATGAAAAAGTCAACCGGGGATATTGACCCTCTGAAACCTAGGAACCACATTGCTCTAGCGCTGATGAAGCGCGGCGGTGCTGGTTCCCATAAGAAAAGCCACAAGCAGCTTCGTGGCAAATGGAAGCGTGATACGGAGGCTTAACTCAGTTGGTTAGAGTAACTGGCTTTTAACCAGTAAGTCGTGAGTTCGAACCTCACAGCCTCTACCATATCAAAGTGCACATTAGCGGGCCCGACAAAAAACGAATATGTTTTTGTGCACTTTGATATGGTAAATTCGTGGGAGGGTTGCTAATACTGGCCTATGGGGAAGCCTTATAAACTTCTAAGCACCGTCTCGATAAGGCGGTTAATGTGGGTTCGATTCCCACCCCTCCTACCAAAATTTGGATCAATCCCATAATGGTATTGGAGCAGATTGCTAATCTGTCGATCGGTGAGAGCCGGTTTCTGCGTTCGAGTCGCAGTTGATCCGCCAATTCATGTGGTGACTATAGTGTAATGGAAGCACCAGCGTCTGTGAAACGCTTAGATAGGGATCGAAACCCGTAGTCACACCAGTTAATACAGACTTGATTCGCTAGTTTATAATTGATATAATAATTACTTAGACACAGTGATTATAGTTCAATCGGCATACATAAAGTGCATCAGTACCGTTTTCTGACTGCAATAAGCTAACGGTAGCTGCATGAAGAAGTATACCTTGCAGGGTGACCCTAAATTGCCGATTGAACTATACTTATATGCCTGACCCTAAGGCTGGAAAAGACCGCCAGTGTTATGGCGAAACGATCTTGGTCGATCGAATTGCCTCTATAACCTAACGTGGCCCCCGCATAAGGGAGCGTAGTTTAGGGTCAGACATATAAGTATTTTAACCAAAGGACGATAAATGTACTACGCATATCTGGAAACTGATCGCGCTGCAATGGCTAAGCATAACGAGCTTATGAAAGCTGCTGCCGCAGAGCGTCGTGCCAAAAACAAGGCTCGCACTAGCAAGCCGAAGGCGAAGTCAGAGTAATCTAATGCCCGGTTAGCTCAATGGCAGAGCAAACGACTGATAATCGTTAGACGGTGGATCGTAACCATCACTGGGTACCAATTGCAAGGCGATTCCCGTGCCTTATCGGGGGTATAGTAATATCGGTAGGCCTTACACTCATTTATAGGCCGCGCAGTATTAGTAAACTAAATACTAAATACTGCAACCTAATACTACATACCGCATGTAGGTAAGGAAAGTAAACGGAGAATGGGAGCACCCTAGCGACTGACGTGAAGTGCACATACCTCACCGGCCTACAATTTTATTCGCGGGGTAATGTAACGGTAGCATACGAGTCTCATAAGCTCACAGTCCGGTTCGATTCCGGCCCCGCAACCAGTTAGACGTAGTGAATAGTTTAAGTTCATCATAATAGTACTTACCTTAAAATAGTGGCAACTAACAGCAGGGTTTTCGTCACTCCCTGCCTAGTGATTGTAGCAGCTAGGTTAACTGCTACTAACTCTTAAACTAAAGCATTCTCGTCGCAAGAACATGGCCTGAAATACCGGCCCGTATCGGTGAAACGCCGTGCCCGAACGTGGTAGGGCGTAGCCGTTAAACGCTACAAAGTGTCAAGAGGGCCGACGGGTACCATTTTCACCAACTCTTGCCGCTTATCAGACAAAAGCGGATTATTGTAGTAGTATAGCTCAATTGGTAGAGCAGCTCCTTCATACGGAGAAGGTTACTGGTTCGAGTCCAGTTATTACTACCACCCTTATATAATGTATTTTAGATATATTATATAAGCGTGGTGTAGATTACAGATACTTCACAATCTAGCAGCATACGTCGGTTCGACTCCGACCTACGGTTAATACCCGTAGTAGTTCAACGGGAGAACGGCAGCTCCTATAAACCTGTAATCGACCTGTTCCCGCTAATACTATAGTGTATAGTGTTGGAAATAGTTACTTCACTTGTAATGACGGGGTCAGTGGTTCGAATCCACTCTGCGGCCAAAAGCCAAAGTAGCTCAGCTGGTAGAGCACGATTACTATTACCGCTTGTTCTTACACACTAATAAATGTAATCTTGAATTAGATTGCTGACGCTGATATAATAATATAATCGCAAACAATAAAGGAAAACACATAATGGCTTCTACGAATCGTCGTGTTCGCGCATCGTACACTACTAACGACGCAGGTACTGTTGTTCCTACTATTGCAGTCGATAAGCAGCTTCGCCGGCTTGTTCTGGCATCTATGCTGTTTGAAGATGCCGCGTATATTGATGGTGTTACCCATACCGAAGCCCTTAAGAAGGTTGTAGCTAAGGCAGACCCTAAGGCTGTAGCTAGCTTGGCGATCGAAGCACGTACCAAGTACATGCTTCGTCATATTCCTTTGTTCTTGATGCGGGAGCTTGCTCGTATTGGTAAGCTGAAAGCTGCCGATCTGTTTGCAGTTATTCAACGTCCTGACGAGATCGGCGAGTTTATCAGCCTGTATTGGAAAGATAAAAAGCAGCCCCTTTCTAACCAGGTTAAAAAGGGTATTGCAATGGCCTTTACCGATGGGCCATTTAGTGAGTACACTTTTGCAAAATGGGATAAAGGTAGCGCAGCTATTAGCTTGCGTGACGCTTTGTTTCTTTGCCACCCTAAGCCTAAAGACGTTAAGCAGGAAGCTCTCTTTAAGAAGATTGCTAATAAGGAGCTGAAGACCCCAGATACCTGGGAAGTGGCCCTTTCTGGTGGCGCTGATAAGCGTACCACTTTTGAACGTCTGATGGCTGACAATAAGTTGGGTGCCTTGGCATTCCTGCGCAACTTGCGTAATATGCGCGAGTCTGGTATCTCCATTGAGGCTTTGGTTTACTACGGCGCTAAGCTGGATGTTAGCAAGGTGCTTCCTTTCCGATTCGTAGCGGCAGCTAAGGCTTGCCCTGAATTGCGTTTGCTTATGCAGGCGATGATGTTGAAGTCTATTCAGTCGAAGGAAAAGTTGCCGGGTCGCTCTGTATTGATTATTGATACTAGCGGTTCTATGGGTGCAGCTATCAGCTATAAGTCTGATATGACTCGCATTCAAGCAGCCGGCGCAATGGCCGCTATCGCTAAGGAAATGTGCGAAGATGTTGTAATCTACGCTACTGCCGGTAGTGATGGTTCCCGCAAACATGCTACCGTACTGATCAGTGATGAAACTGTTGGTCGTTCTTTGCGGGGTATGGAGCTGGTAGATTACCTGGGTTCACGCGAGCTTACTGGAAAGATTGGTGGCGGCGGTATCTTCTTCACTCAGGTGATGCAGTTTGTTGCAGAGGCTGAGCGTGGTAGCCCTGTGGATCGCGTTATCGTTTTTACAGACGAGCAAGATACTAGCAGCAGCGGCCGTGCTTATAACCCAGCAACTGCAAAGCGGCTGGCTCCGGCCGGACGTAACTACATTATTAATGTAGGCTCTAATACCAATGGTATTAATAGTGCTGAATGGGAAACCATTACAGGCTTCTCTGAAGCAGTTTTTGATTATATCAAGGCTGTCGAAGACTAAAATCCACACAGGAATGCTGTAGTCAGTCAGCATATTAACAGAGTGGTACTCTAGGCCGCAAGGCTTAGAAAGACATATGTTGAATAATACAGTTACTTCTAATTGGACTGAAAACTCACTGTATTAACTGTTACTATGTCTCTCTAAGCCTTGTTGATAGTATTAGTTACTTCTAGTTTTCACATACTAACCATTGCCGCAAGGCGGTTACTAATGCGTATGTTACAGGCTATTACTCGCTGGTGTAATTGGCAACTACGTTGGTCTCCAAAACCAAAGTTGAAGGTTCGAGTCCTTCGCGGGTAGCCAATAAAAATATGCACTTGTTTGTAAAGCCAAATCATTATATAATAATTACTTAGTCGATAAGGAAATCATTATGAATCAAGCTCTGCGACAAGTTAGTTCACAAATCGTGCTTCAAGCCGCGTATGGTCGTAGTTACTCTACTAAAGAGCAGGCTCTCAAGGCTTGGAAGAACGGTGCTGATTTCAAGATCATGCGCGGGCCTTACTGCTCTATCCGTGATGCAGAGGGGCTGGTAGCCGACTCTAGTTCCGTATTCATCGAATTTGACTACGGCCATCAGCTGGTTCGGGTACTTTAACAATTTTAGCCCTGGTGGTGGAACGGTATACACATGGGACTTAAACCCCCACGCCGATAGGATTGCGAGTTCGACTCTCGCCTGGGGCACCACATTTTTAATGCGTGGTTAGTTTAATGGTAAAATAGGACGTTGCCAACGTCTTGTCAAGAGTTCGATTCTCTTACCCCGCACCATACACCTACCTTAGGTTCCGTTGACGTAACGGTGCTAGCGAAAGCTAGAGGCGTCCGTGGCACTAGCCACGTTAAATGTCGCCACTTGCCAAAGGGTGACCCTAGGTAGACTCGCATAGGGGCAGTACCTATGTAAACCCTTCAGGATATGCAAAGTATCGTGAGCTATAGGGCACGCAGCGATGGCTTAGGCTGCACATGGATAGTTAGCTCAGTTGGTTAGAGTACTTGCCTGTCACGCAAGCTGCCACGGGTTCGAGTCCCGTACTATCCGCCATATTTTAGTACACATCGGCAACCAGGGAGCTTTATGCTCAACCAGGAAACCTTAAGCCTCGGTATGTGTACTAAAATATGGTTATTTTTGATTTCTATGCTGTACACGGGCTGGCAAGGTGTTAGGCGCTTCGCTGTTAACGAAGAGTAGCTGGGTTCGATTCCTAGGTGTACAGCATAGAGATTTTTGGGATGAAACTTTGATGGTGAAGGCCGGCCTCTTAAGCCGAGTGAACTGGGTTCGAGTCCCAGCAACCCAACCAAGATAAGCTGTAGTGCTTAAGTTAGTTACTTCTTTTTAATGCTATAAAAACGATCTGGGTTCGATTCCCGGAAGGCCGCTGGATGCACGGGCCAATTCCTAACTTTACTTTTCTCAGCTCTTAACTATGCCAACAATTATCAGCCCTCCTAAACCGACTAAGCAAGTCGACTGCCGTAGTTGCGGTGCCACTATTGGCTACACTGCTGTAGAAGTTAAAATAGGTGCCGACACTGATTATCTTGGCGATACGGATCGGTATGCTTATATCGAGTGCCCTTGTTGCGCACATGAAATTCGCTTACCACGTGCGGTAAGCACACTATACTAAGTTTGTACACCCCCGGCTATCAGCTCACCGTTTAAAGGATACGGACAAGTAGGCTCGACCGAACCAGGGTGTACTCTATACTAATACCTCGTTAGCTCAGTGGACAGAGCGTTTGGCTACGAACCAACAGGTCGGGAGTTCGACTCTCTCACGAGGTACCACAATTCAATCGCCGTATGGTCGAGTGTCTAGGCATCCGATTGCAAACCGGATATAGGTTGGTTAAAATCCAACTACGGCGTCCATATATCCATAGCCGGCTTAGCTCAGTTGGTAGAGCAGCTGCCTTGTAAGCAGTTGGTCAGGGGTTCGATTCCTCTAGCCGGCACCACTTTCCATCACTAACCTTCTGCGATATGTCTCCTAAAAAGAAGAAAAAGAACTCATACGGTATTTCAGACCCAGGGTACAGTTTTTACGCAGAACCACTAGGTGTGCGCTACGATTTCTACCTTAGCGGCGCAGTAGCAGATGCTGAGCTTTACGCTAATTGGTTTAGTGCTATTCGTAACGCGCAGCCACAAGACGAAGTTATTATTCACATCAACAGTCGGGGCGGTTACACCGCCACTGCGTTGCAGTTTGTTCGTGCTATGTCAGAAACTCAAGCTACAATTACTTGTAGTATTGAAGGTGACTGCATGAGTGCCGCAACTATGATCTTCCTAGCAGGAGATCGCTTCGAGATTACTCCCCATAGTGCTTTTATGGTGCACAACTATTCTGGAGGTTCTGAGGGTAAAGGCGGTGAAATGTACGACCAGCTTGTGTTTGAGCGTGAATGGTCTGCAAAGTTCATGACAGACGTATACAAGGATTTCCTGTCTAAGAAGGAAATCGCATCTTTGCTAGACGGTAAAGATATCTGGCTTCACTACGAAGATGTTGCCGAGCGTGTTAGGGCCCGTGAGACGAAGCGTCTTAAAGCTGAACAGAAGTAATTAAGTAAGTAGACTAAAAATTGAGTTGAAAATCTTCCGCCAATTAAGTATAATATAATTTTTGGCGGAAGATAGTTATGGATGTACCAGAATTCGTAAGTGATATAGTTAGTATTTACAGTCTAGATACTATAGATTTGAGTAACTACGGGTTCTCAGTAAGCTCCTTAATACATGGTCTAATAACGACCGGATCAATATCAGCACTAGCAGCGACACTGTCCATAGATAATCGAAAGCTAGAAAGCATAATACGTAGAAACATTACTCCAAAATTTAATAAGCCCCATTCGGCTAAGTGGAGTAAGTACTTACTATCTTTGGCGTATAAGGCTATTTGTACACAGTGTAATATCGTAAAAGATATAGACGAATTTTACCCTGATCGACACCAACCTTCAGGGCATACGACCTGGTGTATGTCGTGCTCCGCGTTGTGGAGCGCTACTAAGTATGCGACTAACCCCGGAGTTAGAGAGGCTAAATCTGCCAATAGCAAATTACACTATAATACCAATAAGTCTAATTATATATCTCGTAATATTGCACGTAAGTTGCATATAGAGACCGCTACTCCGCAGTGGGCGGATTTAGGTGCTATTAAAGAAATTTACGCTAAGTGTCCTATTGGCTACCATGTAGACCATATAATACCACTCCGAGGTACAAACGTATGCGGGTTACATGTAGAGAATAACTTACAGTATCTATTGGCCAAAGATAACATACGTAAGAGTAATAAATTCATAGATTTGGTAGGTAGCGCATATGGCATGCAAACGGATTTGAAATCCGTCGCCACTGACTAGTACTCGGTGAGGGTTCGATTCCTTTACCTACCTCCATATAAGCCTAAATAGCGTGCCCTTAGCGGCACGCCTTTTTATGTCTAAATCATTTACCAAACTAAAGTCATCTACCCTAAGTCTTAGCGATCTGATCCCAAAGGGCAAGCTACAGGGCTGCCGAGTACAGGATGTGCTTGAAGATCACCATGAGTATTTGATATGGGCAAGTAAAGCCGGTCTATTTTCCTTCAGCGCCGAAGTCAACGATAAAATTGCAGACGCCGCAGGTTACGCGGCTAGAGAGCAGTATTATAAAGAGGAAGTCGCTCCATATGTGGATGACGGATTTCCTATTATGGATACTTACGATAAGTTTAGTAACTAATGTGTGGGGTTAGTGTTCAACGGTAGCACAGGTGGCTTCCACCCACTTAGTAGGGGTTCGAGTCCCCTACCTCATACCACAAATAAAAATTCATAGTTGCTTATAGTATCAAAACAGTCTATAATAATACTTATTCGCTGATATAAAGGGTGCAAGATGGAATACAAAAAGATGGTGCTGCGCTTGTGTACTGATACTATAGGTACCGACGCAACAGAGTTCTGTCTAGTTCCTGATAACATTACTCAGAAAGAACTCGATGACTACGCCTGGGAGTCGGCTTGTCAGAATGCTGAATCGTTCGGCATCTACCCACCAGACCCTGAAGGTACTGAGGAAGATAATGTAGATACTGACGAAAATATTAGCGGGCACTTTGAATCCTACGACCCTATCAAGCACGATGGACTACGATTTGGTAACGATACTAGCTGGATCACTCTGTAAAAATGGAAAAACAGTACCTTAACATATTTGACCTATTCGACGAATTAAACGCTCTAGCAGCTAACACTAAGGAAACTAAAATGGCTCAAGCTCAAACTACTATTACCACTGGTTCATTTATTGTCGGCAGCATCGCACCATCTACTGGTGTTAGCTTTGCCCGTGATCCAGCGCAGCATTTCTCTGCGGCTGACGCACGTTCGGAGTGCGAACGTCTGGCCCGACTGAATCCAGGTAAAACATTCTTCTTCGTTGAAGTTAAGGGTGGGGCATACATCCCTACCGCCACACTGACTAAGTTCTAAAATTATAGTCTTGAAAGGCTCGCTGTTTCACTGTATAATTGTGAATACAACGAGCCTTTTTCGTTTTATAGTACATACCTTAAATAAAATGAACGTAGAACACACTAATACCCCTATCGGCATGGTCAAGGTTAACCCAATTCGGGTTGTCCATCTTTTTAATAAGCGCACTGGCAAAGGCGGCCTTACTATTGGCTACATGCCAGTCATTAGAGACGCTGTAGGTAATCCGCGCGGTATCTTTGCTCGTGTAGCAGTTGCCTACTGCCGACCTGACGAGCAGTATAGTCGTAAGATTGGTGCTGCCCGAGTGGAAGACCTTATCTCGCTAGGCCAGAATATTCTTGTGCCGATCTACTGCACCCCGGAGCCTACAAAGACGCTTATCGCCATGTTCGGTAATTTTATCGAATAAAAATTCTAAGTTGCTCGGCGGTTCTAACTCTGCTATAATTATATATTCTCACAAGTTGTAAATAACTAAAATCTATGGCTAAATCACAAAGCAAGTCCAAGCAAGGCTACCAATCGGCTTACAAGGCTACCAATAAGTGGAAGACTAACCGCCTTAAGAAGCTGGAACGCGCACTGAAGCGCAGCCCTGGTAACGCTGAGCAAATCCAGGCCGCTATGGCCAATGTGTCATACCGTCGTGGCACTCCTACTACCCCTCAGTGGTCGGCGTCGCAGATTCGTACAGCTAAGTTGCTGAAGAAGTTCTGTAAGCACGTTCCTAAGGAAGTGTTTAGCTCTAACCATATCGTTAGTGGTGATGCCCTGCGTACTTTGGCACTGCCAGCAGAGTACCTTGCAAATCTACGCAAGGCTGAGAAGAAGAAGCCCACGGTTCTGTCTCAGAAGGTTAGTTTCGCAATTAAAGATATTGCGCGCTTCTAAATGACATTTCTACTTATTTACGCAGCAGCCGCCATTGCACTATCGCTGTACTCGCTAGTGCATTTGCTATGGCCGATGATGCAAGAGGCCAAGTACAAAAACATTGCGAATGCGTTCACTAGCTACCCAAAGCTATCCGCATTTACAGCATTTCTAATTAACCTGGTAGTTGCTCCGTTCTGGCTGGCAGTTCTACTAATTCCGGCCTTTGAAGAAGCCGCACGTACCGGACTACAAAAAGTAGTTCTAGTAGACGACGAAAATTATAAACTTGATTGATCTGCTTAATCATAATATAATTATTGCTTAGATTGACACATAAAGGCTAATATGCAAATCGCAAGTTTCGACTATACTAAGGCCAGTGGTGACGTATCCAAGCGTGATATTCTAGTCGTATCTGAGCCTACGAGCGTAGTGTTCGGTATTGACATTAGCGAACTGAACCCTGACGATATGCCAGAGTTTCTCGAAGAATACCGTAAGGTGTTCGACGCTAAGCAGCGCGAGCTTGCGGAAGTTATGGCTAAATATGACCTGGCAAACCGCTTCCGTCGATTTACCCCGGAAGGTATGTCAAACATTACAAAGGTGTTTGTGTGAGCAAGAAAGTCTACTTTACCAGGGAGCAGCGACAGTTCTTGGAAGATAACCTTGTAGTGGCTAGTACAATCTCTACAAATATCGTCGCTAATGTTGATGACGATACACCAATTCGTGACCTTCCTGACTCGGTAATCCCAACACATACCCTGTACTCCTTAGTGCTAGCGTATATGGGCGTCCTAGAGACGCTTAGCGATGCCGGCATTCAAGTTACTAACATTACTAACAATACTATTCACTAATATGGCTACTTGGACTGATGAACTGAAGAAGACTATTATTGCCCAGTATCTGGCTTCTGAGCCTACTGCGGACAATACTAGCGAAATTATTAAAGACCTTGCAGAGGAGCATGAGCTGTCTCCCAACGGCGTGCGCATGGTGCTGGTTCAAGCCGGTGCTTACGTTAAGAAGGAAGCAGTTGTAGCTGCTAAGACTGCTGGCGGTGAGAAGAAGGCTGGTACCGGAGGTACCCGTGTGTCTAAGGAGTCTGCAATCGGTGAGCTGCGTGCAGCTATCGAGGAACGCGGCGCTCCGGTTGATGACGAAATCCTGACCAAGCTGACTGGCAAGGCGGCTGTCTACCTGCTTAGCGTTCTGAAGGCCTAACATGACTTTCAACTTTGACCTTGGTCAAGACGTTGTAATTACGCAACCCAACAAAGTTGGGTTTGTGAAGGGCCGTGCCGAGTATGTTAACGGATCACCTAACTCGTACTGGGTACAGTTTGTAGACGGCCACGGCGACCTAGTTGCAGCATGGTACGACGAACAAGACCTTAGCTATCCGTAAGGCTAAATAATGACGGCCTTAGTGCCGTCATTTTTATGTGCAAAATTACTGTCTTGAATATGTAAGTGAAAAACTATATAATATAGTCTGATTAGTTGATAAAGGACTTTTGATATGGCAACACGTAAACGACCAGCTTCCGAGGAAGCGCTAATGACTGATGCTAACATTATCAAAGTCATTTCTCTGCTAGAGCCAGCCGACCCTCAGGCTAAGCCAATTTCCAAGAAGGATGCATGTGCTATCCTTGGTATGGCGTATAATACTACGCGGCTTGGGACTATTATTAACACGTTTAAGGAGAAGCAGGCCAGGGACGCTAAACGGCGTGCCGAAAAGAGGGGCAAGCCTGCTTCTCAAGACGAGATCGTTTACGCGATTCAGACATACATTAACGGTGAGCCTATTGATGCAATCGCAAAGTCACTCTACCGATCAGCACAGTTTGTCAAGTCTATTCTCGAACGCAATCATGTTCCTATCCGTGCAGCGTCGCATGACTACTTCCGCCCAGAGCTTATCCCGGAAGGGGCTACACGAGATAGATTCGCAGTTGGCGAAGTTGTGTATGCTGCTCGATACGACTCAACCGCACGTATTGAAGGCGAAGTGAAGAACGATCCTCAGCATGGTTGGGTATATCGTTGCTGGCTGCTTAGTGATAAGTGGCAACAGTTCTGTTATCAGCCTGCGTCGGAGCTGGCTTCTCTAGAGCATTTGCGAGCATTGGGAGTACGTGTATGATTACTCACGTAGCAATTAAATACAATGATGTAGTGTATAGCTTGCCAAAGCCTAATCGACACCACCATGTGATTAGAAGTATCCCTGGCGGTATTGCTGGCCCTGATGTTCAGGGTTTCCTTACAGATAGGGGAGTGTTCTTAGACCGCTGTGACGCATACAACTATGCTCAACTTTATGGTCAGCTAAAGCGTGATCCTGACCCTAAAGCGTATCAAGGTACAGAACTTTTTTCAGAGGATTTATGGTGAAACAACGTAAATTTCGCAAAATTCGCGCGTATCGTAGTTTTAACGGTTACTACGCTCGTACTGAGCGTCGTGATGCTGCTATTCATGAGTCGATACGGCTAGCTGTTGATGAATGGTTTTCTAAGCGCGGATTTGCAGGTGGGCTAACGGGCCTTCTAGGGCCTATGGGCTATTTAGGTATTCTGTAATGGACGAAAACATTCACTACAGTAAGCTGATCGAGGAAAACTACGACAAAGGCTTCCAGGTTAGATTCGTAATCAACGACTTCAGAGATACCACATACTTCCAGCTAAGAAAATACTTCCTGTCCTTTGACGGCGAATGGATTCCTAGCCGGGAAGGGGTGTCTATTCCGGCTTCCATCGAAAACCTTAAAGCAGTTATGGATGGCCTTTTGGACGTATGTGCCCAGGCCGAGGGAGAGGAAATAATTACCTATTACTATGACAAAATTAAAGCAAAACAAGCCGCTACTGTCAGCACTGCTGATAGCGCTAGCGCTGATATCGCTAGCGACTCTGGTATTGCTGGTTAAAGTAGGGTTACCTGCACTACTTTCCGGAAGTACCGGGTCATTCGTAGCAGGCCTAGTAGGCACGCTACTATTCTTTATTAGCATCATTAGCTTCATCGTATACTTGGTGAGCGGTGCACACCCTAAACCGACTAAAACTGAAAAATGACGAACAAAACTAAACTTATCTCCGCTCTAGTCGCACTTTTGCTCTTTGTAGCTATTCTTATCGGCTCAGCATCTCGTGTGTCCGTCAGCGGTGGCAACGTAGGTGTGCTGTTTAACCTATACGGTAATGACAAGGGTGTAGCAGCCGAAGTACTGCCCCCAGGCCGATACTGGCTAGGCTGGAACGAAGAACTGTATATCTTCCCAACTTACACACAGAACGTGACGTGGAAATCGGTTGAAGGGGCAGATGAATCTGTGACTTTCCAGGATAAGGAAGGCACACAGATCAACTCCGACGTAGGCCTTAGCTACAACATTCAAGCTGATAAAGCAGGACTTGTGTTTCAGAAATACCGTAAGGGCGTAGACGAAATCACTGATATTTATCTGCGTAACATGGTACGTGATGCTATCAATAGCGAAAGTGCTAAGCTAGACGTTACTGAGATTTACGGTAGCGGTAAAGAGAAGCTAATGGACGATGTTACTAAGCGTGTTCGTGCTCAGGTTACTAGTATTGGTATTAACGTAGAGAAAATCTACTGGGCTGGTGCAATGCGACTGCCTAATAATATCACAGCAGCTATTAACTCTAAGATTGAAGCTACCCAAAAAGCTCAGCAACGAGAGAATGAATTGCAGACAGCTACAGCTACTGCACAAATTGAACGCGAAAAAGCTCGTGGCGAGGCAGACGCCGCACTGATTGCTGCAGAAGCAAAGGCAAAAGCTAATAATCTGGTCCAGGCATCTATTACCCCAGAGTTGATTGAGTACACTAAAGCTCAGCGCTGGAATGGTGCACTGCCACAGACTACTGGTGGCGTAATCCCGATGCTTAACATTAAGTAATCAAAAGCCTCGTAGCGAAAGTTACGGGGCTTTTCTTTTTGCTCGCGCCAAACCACTAAATTTATACATCTCGCTAAGTGTTACGTGTTAGTGTGTAAATTTATTAGTTTGAAATATTCTCGTATATGTTGTATAATAATCTTTTGAAAGGCAATACAATGTCCGAACAATTTAAGTTAGAAGACCGCTACATCGTAATTAAGCTGAGTGATGCTAGTGAATACCTTACTAAAGACGGGCTCAATGGGCTGCTACTCGCGGAAATCCTTATCCAAGGGTCGCGAGTACTACAAGGCAAAGAACGCCTAGAAACTCTGGTAGTTGAAAAGGACTGGCCGGAGTATGGAGCACTCTACTCTATGTTAGAGCGTCGGAGTTACGAAGAACTGCTAACTGAAGGTAATGATTTTAAGTTTTGCTCTAAGTATAGCAGCGATCCGCTGCAAGTGTACCACGCAATGGTAGGTCCTGAGTGGGTAGACGTAACATGGACTTCAGCGTACGGTGTGTATTATCACTCTAAGTACAGTGCCACATACATATCCAGAGCACTAGTTAAAGGCGATTTTTACCTAGCTAAGAAGTCTTAAAATTACGGACTTGACCCTAAAGCGTATTTGATATATAATTATTACTAATCGTTAGGAAACAAACATGCCAATCACATTGCGAAGCGCGCTCGACTACCGTATTGATATTCCAGTAAAGTTCTGGACATTCCCAGGCGGAGAACGTGGGCTGTCAATTGATACAGAAAAGCTGAAAGCTGTAGGCTCTCCGGAAGTACGTTGCCACTTTCGCGGAAGTGACGATATCGTAGACTTGATTATGGTCACTAATGCTATCCGCCAAGAGCTTAGTAGTGTGGAAGCCGTTTTCCTGAATATTCCATATTTTCCATTTGCACGACAAGATCGTGTATCAAATCCCGGCGAGCCTAACGCATTGCAAGCATTCGTAGCAGTAGTTAACTCGCTTAATTTTACCGGCGTCACTTTTTGGGACCCGCATAGCGATGTACTGGAAGGAATGCTAACTCCCGGTACTGCCATCCCTATTAGACAGTGGGAGATTTGGACAGAAGATATGTTGTGTATCACTGATAGTGGTAGGGGTAGTATTAAAACAGCACTGATTAGTCCGGATGCTGGTGCAGCTAAGAAAACACATAAAGTGGCCGCCGCGCTAGGCGTTGACGTTATTCAAGCACACAAGCTGCGCGATACAAAGACTGGCGCAATTAGCGGCACATGGATTAACGAACACTACCTGACTCACTACCAACGACTTATCGTTGTAGACGATATCTGTGACGGTGGCCGGACTTTTGTCGAGCTAGCTGAAGTCATTCGTAGGTTCGGTTATAAGGGCCAGCTAGACCTGGCAGTGACTCACGGTATCTTTAGTAAGGGTGTCGCTGTAGTACAAGAACACTTCGATAACATCTTCGTAATTAACTCATTTACAGCTGAATAATATGTTTGCACAAACCGCACTCAACTCTCTCGATAGCTACAAGCTGGGCCACCCTGACCAGTACCCAGCAGGCACTCGTCAGGTAGTAAGTAACTTCACTCCGCGCAGCATCACGCACTTGAATGTTCCCAGGGAATTTAAGCAAAAGAACAAAATCATTTGGTTCGGAGCACTACAGCTATTCCTGCAAGAGCTGAACCATGTATGGGAAACTACGTTCTTTAGCCGAGCTTGGGGTGAAATTGATGCAGAAGCGCAGAAGTTGTATCCTGCGTTCTGTGGCCCTAACGGCTACGTTACTGAACGACTGCGTAAGCTGTGGGCGCGTGGCTACTTGCCTATCGAAATTAAGGCACTGCCAGAAGGTAGTTTTGTAGACGTTAACGTGCCGGTGCTGACCATCACCAATACTAGCCCTGACGAATACTGGCTCCCTAATTCTCTTGAAACTTGGCTCAGTTTCGACCTGTGGCGTAGCAGCACTAGTGCTACTATCGCATTCGTGTACCGCGACATTTTGGAAGCGCACGCTTATAATACGGGCGCTAGCAAGGACTTCATTATGTGGCAAGCCCACGACTTCTCGCCGCGTGGTATGGGCGGATTCTACGATGCTGCACGTAGCGGATTGGGGCACTTGACTAGCTTTTGGGGCACTGATAACATTCCTGCGGCCGACGCTATGAACAAGCTGTACGGTGGCGGCATGTATGGTTCTGTACCTGCTACTGAGCACGCTGTTATGTGTGCTGGAGGTAAGGCTAACGAGCTGGAGACGTACCGTCGCATTATCAAGACCTATCCTAACGGTATCGTTTCCATTGTTAGCGATACCTGGAACTTCTGGAACGTAGTAGGCGGGCCTACCAGTATTGCCGCACAACTGAAGGATGAGATTCTCGCTCGTGGAGAGGACGCTTTCGGTAATAGCAAGGTTGTATTCCGCCCTGATAGTGGTGATCCGGTACGTATCATTACTGGCTACGATGTTGTAGGGTACTTTGCTACAGAGGAGGAGTTCTACGCTAAGTTCGATAACCGTGCTAACTTCGACAAGTACTCCGCTGTTAGTATTGCAGATAAGTTTTACCGTGCGGTTAATCACGATTTCTGTCGTGTTGCAGTAGGCGAGGAACTTAGCGCGTACGAGGTTGATGGCGCAGTGCAGTGCTTGGCTGATATCTTTGGCTGGACTATTAATGATGCTGGGTATCGTAACCTGTGCCCTCGTGTGGGGCTGATCTACGGTGACTCTATTACCCCTGCTCCCGCTGACGAAATGTTGCAGCGGCTGGCTGATAAGGGTTGGGCTAGTGACAATATCGTTCTCGGTGTTGGTAGCTTTACCTACCAGTACAACACCCGTGATACTCTCGGGTTCGCTATGAAGGCTACAGCAGTAGTTAACGCCGATAACGAGCTAATCGCTATCTCGAAGGATCCTATTACTGATAACGGTACTAAGAAGTCTGCGTCAGGCTTGCTACGTGTTGACATTGACATTATGGGTGACTACGTACTTACTCAGAACTGTACCTGGGAAGAGTTTAACGGCGGCGAGCTGAAGGTTGTATACCGTAATGGTGAAGTGCTACTGAATGATTCTATGGATGAGATTCGCGCACGTATTAACGAACATTTTGCAGGATAAACTTATATGATCTATCTAGACCTTGACGGTGTTTTTGCAGATTTCTTTGGTAAGCTGGAAAGTCTAGGTCTAGATTACCATGCTGACCCTAGGGCTGCGTGGGCTGTAGCAGAGAAGATTCCAAACTTCTTTGCTACTCTACAGCCTACTGAGTATGCTGTAGAAATGTTTAACCGCATTAAATTTATGGCTAATAAGAGCGGCCATGAAATTACGTTTCTAACAGCCTTACCGCTACTTACTGAAGAACTACGTACAGCTGCTGAGGACAAAAAATACTGGGTACAGCGTGTCTTACATACTTCAAAACGTGTTATTTGTGTAAGTCACTGGAGCGAGAAGAGTGCTTATGCTAACGGTACTGATTCTATCTTGATTGACGACTCTGCGCGCAACATCATTGATTGGTGTGGGGCTGGAGGTGTTGGTATTGTGCATTACAGCCAGCCTAACACCATCAAAACTTTGGAGTTGATCCTTGCAGCTTAATACTGTATAATTATTGCTCAATTGGAGATATTATGGCTGACTGGACTACTGTGCGGGACTGGATTTTTTACTCCAAATGGGGTAGCTGGTACCAAGTTAAGACGTTTCGATTTCGTATGCAGACACCTTGGTAATTATTGTCTTGTCTTTGTTATCCTAATTTGCTATAATAATATCTATGAACAAAGTTGAGCAATTTCTTAATACAGCAAGTCGAGCGTACTACGCAGGCTCCCCAATTATCAGCGATGAGCAGTTTGATGCCCTTGCTGATATTGCGAACTACCAGACAGTTGGTGCCGGAGTTAGCGGCCCTAAAGGTATGCACTACAAGCCCATGTACAGTCTTCAGAAGTTCTACGAAGACGAAGGCATGAAGCGTCCACTGGCTGACGTAAAGGATGTTAGTCCTAGTATCAAACTAGACGGTGCTGCGATTAGCCTGTTGTACATTGAGGGTACATTGGTACAAGCCCTTACCCGTGGCGACGGCATTGAAGGTCAGGACATTACTGACAAAATCCTAAGCTCAAACAGTCTAGTAGTTAAGAGCGTTCCGGTAGCAGGCATTTTGCAAGTTACTGGTGAAGTCGTAGCTCCTAAGCATATCGAAAATGCTCGTAACTATGCAGCAGGCGCTCTAAATCTAAAGAACGACGACGAGTTCAACACCCGCGCTCTTAGCTTCGTTGCATATGGTTGCTACCCGTACCTGACAGCTACGTACGACGGTGATATGCGTGCTCTGTCACGGCTAGGCTTCACTACTGTCAAGGAGCTTGACCTTGAAAAGGTCTATCCTAGCGATGGCATGGTGTATCGTGTAAACGATAACGAGCTATTCGAGGAGATGGGATACACTTCAAAGCACCCGCAAGGTGCGTATGCTTTGAAAGTTCGTGGAGCACACGTAGAGACTACTTTGCTAGACGTTGAATGGCAGGTAGGTAAGAGCGGCAAGGTCACTCCAGTAGCTATCCTAGAGCCTGTTGTGATCGAAGATGCAGTAGTTACACGAGCAACGCTAAATAACCCTGCCTTCATCGAAGCCCTCGGGCTGGCGATTGGAGATCGTGTAGCAGTTATTCGGGCTGGTAGTGTTATCCCATGTATTCTACATAAAGTAGAATGACAAGCTCTGAAAATTTTGTCTTGTCCCACATGCTCCGTTAAGGTATAATATACATATTGAATCGACAAACACCTATGCAAATCAAAATCCCGACAACTTGCCCGTGCTGTCAGTACCCTCTTGAGCGAGTCAACGACCAGTTGTTCTGCCGGAACACTGCCTGCGGTGCTCAGTTGGGCAAGAAGCTGGAGCACTTCGCTAAGGTACTAGGTATCAAGGGTCTAGGCCCTAAAACTATCGAAAAGCTCAATCTTGATGATTTGTGTGAGCTGTACTCGGTCGATGAGCAAGCCTTGACCCTAAGGCTTGGCAGCAAGACGGTTGCTGCAAAGTTATACGAGCAAATCACTCTCTCCCGAGACGCTGATTTGGCCACAGTTCTAGCTGCATTTAGTATCCCGCTTATTGGAAATACGGCAGCTACAAAGCTCTGTACTGTCATTACATCAATTGACGAGATTAGTGCTGAAACTTGCAAACAGGCAGGTCTAGGTGCTAAAGCTACGGATAATTTGATGGGATGGCTGAATACAGAGTTTCTAGAAATGCGAGATTGGTTGCCATTCTCGTTCAAAACAAATACTACAAGATCAACGACTAGCGATACGGCGCAAACAGTCTGTATTTCAGGCAAGTTGACTTCTTATAAAAATAAAGCCGAAGCCACTGCGGCATTGACAGCCGCCGGCTTCAAGGTAACTGAAAGTGTTACCAAAACTACTAGCTACCTCGTCGACGAAGAGAATCGAGGTAGTACTAAACGTGTTAAGGCCGAATCCCTCGGCATTACAATTATCCCAAATTTACCCCAATTCTTGAAAGAAAATACATGACTGAAAAAGCAAAAAAGTGGACCGACGAAAGCGTTGCTACCCTACTGGCTACTGTTGGTGATGCCTCACCTGTTAGCGCAGCTAGCGTAAACGCTGCTGCCGAAGCTCTTGGTGTTAGCGCTCGTTCTGTTGCTGCTAAGCTGCGTCAACTGGATCGCGAAGTCGCTTCGCTGGCTAAGGAAAAGGTTCCTGCTTTTACAGAAGCTGAAGGTAACGACCTGGCTGACTTTGTGAATGAAAATGCTAACGCGTTTACGTACAAGGAAATCGCTGAGAACTTTGCTGAAGGTAAGTTCAACTCGAAGCAAATCCAAGGTAAGCTGCTGGCTCTAGAACTGACAAGCCTGGTTCGCCCTACCGAGAAGGTTGAAGCTGCCCGTACTTATACTCCCGAACAGGAAGCTACGTTTATTTCGATGGCTAACGCTGGTGCCTTCATCGAAGAAATTGCTGAAGTGCTCGGCAAGACCGTGGCTAGCGCACGTGGTAAGGCTCTTAGCCTGACTCGTGGTGAGCAGATCAGCAAGATTCCTGCTCAGAAGGCATCTACTGCTAAGGAGCATATTGATGCTGTGGATGCTCTTGGCGACAAGATTGCCACTATGACTGTTGCCGAAATTGCAACATCTGCTGGCAAGACTGAGCGCGGTATTCGTACCCTGTTGACCCGTCGTGGCATCAAGGTTGCAGATTATGACGGCCTTCAGAAGCGTCAAAAGGCTGACGGCAAGGCTGCCGTTGACGCCTAATATAAGCGTCTAACACAGGCCGGGAGTTACTACTAGCTCCCGGCCTTTTTCTTTTGGGGTACGACTGTGGAAGTCACAATAAAATATACCGACACAGAGTCTCTAACGATAGAGGAAGTTGTTAAGAACGCTGTGCAAAATTATGGTCGAATGGTAAAGGTAGAGATCGCTCCAGATTCTACACTGCCGTATGACTACATTACGTTCGGCATTCAGCAGCTCATTTCACATGAGCAATTTTCGTTACTTTTTGAACGCGGCGCCAACTACCAGGCTAGCGTAGGTAAGTTGCGAGAAAAGGTAAAAACCTCTCTGCTAGAGATTCTAGACCAAGTAATAATCGAAAACGAAGCTAAAGTGAGCTAAGATGGATGTTAGCGCGATTGTCCTAAATAAATTGATGACTGAGCGTAGCCTTGATGTATGGGCTAAGCTTAAGCTCGTCTATTTGGATGCCGCCTACTCATCAATTTATTCTGTCATCAATAAGCACTACGAAACTTATGGTAGTATTCCTAGCTTTGATGACTTAGAAGTAACGCTAAGAGAGGGCCAGGCGTCCAAAACCTTAGCTACTCTAAAGTTGACCGATGTACCTGATGTGTCCATCGAAGTAGCTTTAGACGCACTGATTGACCAGTACACACAAAACGAGACGGTAAGGCTGCTTGACAAGTTCGTCGATAAGTTGCCTATGTATGACACTGATGAGATCAAAGATAACCTAGCTAGTATAGCTATGGAGATCGAAGAAAAGACTCATACTAGTGAAAAAGTATTCTCGATGGCTGATATGTTCACATTCCAGCATCAAGATGAAATCGAAAAAGAGCGAATCTACTTAGGGCTTAATAATACGTTTGATCAAGTGCTTGGCGGCGTAGCTCGTGAAGAGCTGATCTTAGTAGGCGGAGAGCGCGGTTCCGGCAAATCTATCACAGCATCCAACTTATTCGTTAACCAGTACGAATCCGGTTTTAGTTCGATATACTTTACTATCGAAATGGTTGCTAGAGAAGTTAACCAACGTAATATGGCTATTCTGTCAGGGGTTAACTATCAGAACTTAAAGAAAAACGCACTTACAGAAGAAGAAGTGCTTAAGCTAGTTAAGACCCGTGCAGGTATGTTCGCTGATAGCGAGGGGTTAGTGGATGACTATATGGCGCACAGAGATCGCTTTAAGTTTGAACAAACCCTGATTAGAGAATGCAAGCTAAAGCCAGATAATCAAATGATCATCGTCGATGACCGTGATCTTAGCATTAGCAGTATTGACTTGCACATTGGTAAGATTAAGTCAAGGGTAGGCGATAAGCTGGGGCTAGTAGTAGTCGACTACGTTAACCAGATTGTTATTGAGGGTGCAGATATGTACGACTGGAAGCCTCAGATCGAGGTGTCTAAGAAGCTCAAAAACCTGGCGCGTAAGCACGGTGTGGTAATTGTTTCTCCCTATCAGATTGATGCTAGCGGCGAAGCACGTTTTGCAAAAGGCTTGCTAGACGCTGCCGATATTGCATTACTGATGAAGCCACACGAAAAGGAAGCTCAGGCAATTAGTTTCGATACTACCAAGATTCGTGGTGGTAAAGAACTTAGCTTCACTAGCCCTATGGACTGGGATTCTTTAAGAATTAGTCCTATTAGCATTGACCGCCCGGAGCCTAAAGAGAAAGTAAAGAAGGCTGGTAAGCAGAAAGCCGACCCTAAGGCTGAGCAAGGCGGCCCTCAAGAACCAGTAACAGATGCACCATGGTAACAAAAATTAAGCTAGATAGCGCTAATAGAATGCTTCGTGTAGGCTTTGGCTTACACGAAGGTACGCCATTTATTCGTATAGACCTATGGTTTATAGGATTTAGATTTACAAAAGTATGAGCAACCTATTCCTAAACATTTCATTCAAATCGTGGCACTTGCAGTGGACTAGAGGTAAGTGGCTTCCAGTATTTAGCTACAATAGCTATTGGGACGCTACTGAGCAGAAGCCTCCTTTCTTCGCAGTGCATCAACTATTCGGCTATACAGGTAACTAAGTATGAGCGACCCGGTACTAGAGCTAATTCAGAAACACGGACATGCCTACAAAGTATCTGGGCGCGATTACCTTATTAAGTGTCTAAATCCAGAGCATATTGATAGTAACCCTAGCTTTCGTATTGACAGACTATCTGGGGCAGCTCACTGCTTCTCATGCGGCTACAAAACTAATATCTTTAAGTACTATGGCGTGTTTACTAACCATGTACCTATTAAGATTGCGAAACTAAAAGATAAGCTAGCACAGGTTACTATGTCTATGCAAGGGGTACCGCTGCCTGATGGCGCTACTCCTTACCTACGAGCATTCCGCGGCATTAGCGTAAAGACACTAAAGCGGTTCGAGGCGTTTTATACGCATAAAGTAGAAAAGCTAAGTGACCGTATTATCTTCCCTATAAAAGACATTACTGGAAAGACTAGAGTATATGTAGCGCGACATGTACTTAGTAACGCTGTACCTAAGTACATGAACTTTCCTGTCAATGCTGAGATGCCTGTATTCCCTCCAAGGCTGGAGGTACAGTCTGGTAGTATCGTGCTAGTAGAAGGTATTTTCGACTTTCTAAACCTATACGATAAGGGACTGTATAATGCAGTATGCACATTCGGCACTAATACACTACATAAAGATACAAAACAGAAACTACTACCGTTTAAAGCGCAAGGGGTAACGCACGTATTCCTTATGTTTGACGGGGATGCGGCCGGAGCTAAGGCCGCCGAGACTCTAAAGCCTGTAATTGAGGAACTAGAGTTCGTAGTAGAGATAATTCACTTGCCAGAAGGCTCCGACCCAGGCAGCTTAGATAGCGAAGAAGTTCGTGGATTGATTGAGTACACAGCAAAATGACACTACAAGAAAAGTATAGAATAGCTGTCGAGGCGCTACACAGCATTGCCTCAATGGAGCACTGTGACTGCGGGTGCCCTCACGCACGAAAGGGCCGCATACTACTGGGTATCGAGTCTTTTCAGTTCGCATATCAGGCGCTAGTTAAACTAGATGAGCCGCGGTTTGTGATGGCGTTAGACTTTACCGATCCCGAGCCTGAACCAACTGATACAAAATTTAGACCAAGGATACCATTAAATGAGTAAACGCGTAGCACTAATTGATAAAGCCCCGAATCGCACACGGTACTCTGATCACTTCCCTTTTGAGTTTGAGCACTTCCATCTTAGTGATGTACCTATTACTAAGCTGCTAAAGAAGGATGTTACACTAGAGTTCGATCCTGAACCGTACGACTTAGTTATTCTTATCGGTGCCGAAGCCTCGAAGCACTTCGCAGGGGTAACTTCTGTGACTAATATGGCAGGGCAGCTTGTTAATGACAAGTTTGTCTGTATGCCTAATCCTGCCATGCTTTCCTTTAAGCCTGAAGGTAAGCCAGACTTCAAGCGTGCGACAGACAAGTTAATGCGTATCTACGAAGGTACTTCACTTGTAGGAACGCACGGTGATTTTGCTGGTATTGACGACCTTAAGGAGGCAAAGCGTTACCTTCGTGAAGTGCTAGAGAATGCGGAAGAATTTGTTGCGTGGGACACTGAAACTACAGCCCTGTATCCGCGAGACGGGTATGTCCTAGGGCTATCACTCACCTATAAGGAACGCCAGGGTCGGTATATCCTAACAGATTGCTTGGATGATGTATGCATTAGCTTACTACAGCGAATCTCTAACGAGTTTACTCCTGTATTCCACAATATGAAGTTCGACTTTAAGATGATTAAGTATCATCTTAATATTGACTTTCCTCGTGATAAAGTTCACGATACAATGCTGTTGCATTATGTTCTGGACGAGAACGACAGCCATAGTCTAAAGCACCTAGCCCTTAAGTACACGGACTACGGTGATTATGACTCGCCTCTTGAGGAATTTAAGAAAGAGTACTGTGCTAAGTACGGCGTTCTTCAAGACGATTTCACCTACGACCTTATTCCGTTTGATATTATTTCGGAATACGCGTCTATCGACACGGCGGTAACGTATGCACTGTTCCAGAAGTTCTGGCCACTTGTGCGTGATAACCTTAAGTTCAATAAGGTGTATCGTGACCTACTGATCCGTGGAACTCTGTTCCTTATGGATATGGAGGAAGTAGGTATCCCTATTAGTGTGGAGCGACTAGCAGCTTCTAGCCTGTATCTAGAGGACGAGATTACTGCAGCTAAGGAGTACTTGTACACGTTTAAGGAAGTACACGACTTTGAGGCTGCGGAAGGTAAGATTTTTAACCCTAATAGTACATTACAGCTGCGTAAGCTGCTGTTTGATTATATTGGGCTACAGCCTACTGGCAAGAAGACTGCTACTGGCGCTATCTCTACAGATGCTGAAGTTCTTAAAGAGCTAGCTGAAGAGCATCCAATGCCTAAGGCACTGCTAACTATTCGGCAGCTTGAGAAGATTAGAAGTACGTATATCTCCAAGATTCTGCCTCAGGTAGATCGTGACGGGCGTATTCGTACTAACTTCAATATGATCTTCACCACGTCTGGGCGCTTGTCTAGTAGTGGTAAGTTCAACGCACAGCAGATTCCGCGAGACGATCCTATTATCAAGGGCGGCATTGTAGCACCGCCAGGTTACAAGATCGTTTCACAAGACTTGACAACGGCGGAAGTTTATTACGCTGCGGTTCTTTCTGGTGACAAAAATCTGCAAGCAGTGTTTAAGACTGGCGGTGACTTGCACAGCACGATTGCCAAGATGGTGTTTAACTTGCCATGTGAAGTGGACGAAGTTAAGACTTTGTTTAGTAAGCTGCGTCAAGCAGCGAAGGCGATTAACTAAAACTGGTTGCCTATAAATCCCTCTAATTGCTGGAACCCCCTTAGAGTCTCAATAGCTACAAAGTGGCTAGTAATAGCGAGCTTGAATGCTTGAAAATATTGAGAATTGGGAAATCAGCAGCCAATACTCCACCTTAAATTTAGTCTTGTTGGCATGCCGCCAATGTGATATAATTATTTATAAGGTGGAGGAAGGTCCAGAGACTAGTCGAAAGACGTAGGGCGAAAGGTCGCTCGAAATGGGGGAATATATGAACAATAATATTGATAGCGTAGTAGAGGCCATAAGGCACTACTATGTAAATAATAATAAGCCAATACCAGTAAACGTAGTAGCGTATTTAGAAGATTATCCGCCAGGACTATCCAGGCAGACTCTTAAATCTAAGTATGGACTACAGTGTAGCGAGCTTATTAAACTACTAAATTCAAGCTACAAGAAGCCAAAATCAGCACCGGAGCGGGTAGTAATCGAAGCAGAACGACTAGGGTATATTATCTTATCTGATATACATAGTCTTAAGTGTAATAGAGATATAGTAGAGCTAGAGTGCCGGTCATGCGGTAATAAGCATAAAACTAGTATAACCTCTATGCAAGGTAGTAAACTAGGTTGCCCGCTATGTAAAAGCGGCAACCTGCCGTGGGCAAAACGTAAGGTAGAACTAGCCCAGCTAGTTCTAGATAGATTAGATGCTTTAATAGTGTCAGATATCCCTACATCTAACTCCGGTATAATTACGCTAAAACATACTGCTTGTAATACCGAGTATACAACCGTATTAACTGGAATTACACACCCGCAGTGTAAGCTGAGAGCTACCTGCCCTAATTGTCGTCCATCTGATAGGCGTGTTACCTATAACGGCATCACATTTGGGTCACAGTTTGAGCTAGACTGTTATAAAGTTATCGAGCATAAGGCTCCGCTACTTCACGTAAAGTATAGCGACTATTTCATTACAGACCGTAAATGGGTATGTGATTTTAAAATAGGGTCTATATGGCTAGAAGTATCAAACTTTAAGGCAGACTATAAAGGCTACTTCTCTAATATAGAGGATAAACGAATTTTAGTAGAATCTAATGGTCAAATCTTTTTATTTGTACAGTCAGTAAAAGATTTGAAGAATATTATTGAACTTATATAAGATATAGTCCGAGCTTTATAGAAATATAAAGAGTGTTACATAACCGTGTAACACGTAACATAACTGCACATTCGGTATCTTATACGGTTCAGGGCCAGCTAAGGTTGCCGAATCTGTTACTAAGGCTACAGGCGAGTACTACTCGTTGCAAGAAGCTGAAGATAACATTAAAGACTACTTCACTAAGTTCAGTCAGCTGAAGAAGTGGTTGATTTCGCGTAAGAAGTTTATTGAAGCTAATGGTTTCACTTATAGCTTCTTCGGTCGCAAGCGTCGCCTGCCTAACGTGTTTAGCTCTGATAAGGGCATCGCCTCACACGAAGTGCGTAGCGGTATTAACGCGGAAGTCCAGTCCCTAGCTAGTGACATGAACTTGCTTGGAGCTATCGACACGGCAGATGAGATTGCTGCTAAGGGCCTAGACGCTAAAATCTTCATGCTAGTACACGACTCGATTGTGGCAATTGTTAAGGATGAGCAGGTAGAAGAGTACTGCGAAATCCTACGCCGCAATACACAGCGTGATCGTGGTTGCAACATTCAAGGGTTCCCTGTAGGAGTTGACCAAGAAATTGGACAAGACTACAGCTTCGGTAAGTGGGTTAAGACATATGAACTTGTCGGAGATAAACTGGCCCGTGTTCAGGCTAAGTGAGAACAAGCCGGAGACAGATAATGTTTCCGGCTTAGTATACTACTTTACCGAGTACGCCGACCTTGAGAGTAATGTAGAGAAGCGTAACATACGAATAGTGGATGATACATCAATCCCACATAACTCCCTAAGTCGCCGCAGACTAGTCCTGAAAGGACTCGGCTTGCGACTTCACCCGATAAATAGCGCAATATACTTTTTAGCCGATCTTATAAAGATAGCAAAGGCTACTACCTGGTTCATTGACAGCGCAGGAAAAGTTTTCCAGTACAAAAAAGCAGTCAGCGCCAAGCTGACCTGCCATAAGGTGCTAAAAGTTTTGCCGGGCCCTGGAATGGGGGCCATAGTGGAACTAGAAGGCATCGCTACTAGATTCAAAACTATGTTTCATCCGCAGGAGCACCTTAGGTACGCTGGAGTGCTAAAGTGGGGTATGTCTAATATATTATACGGATTTTATGAAGAACCCTTTAAACCTAGTCGCAGAAGAGTCTGACATAGTGTATAGGCTACGCAAACGTGCTGAAATTCGTAAACAAATTCAGCATCGAAAATCAGTTATGGAGGGCAAGCCAGATAGGTTAGCCGAGCTTCTGGAAGAGGCGGCTACCGAAATAGAGCGGCTACGAAGATGTCAAAAGCAATAATTAGTAATAAAATCTATCTAAGTAACCCAGGCCCTGAGCTTACTAAGAGTATATGTGCCGCACTAACTTATAAGATTAAGAAGGACTCTGGAAGCCCTAAGTTTGCTAAGATAGAGACTATTAAGAACTATAAGATACTCCCGAAGGGTATTTTGAGTATCCCGCAAGGACGCACTGACCTGATACCCGCAGGTTATGAAATTGAAGATAAGCGAGTATTAGTATCCGTACCGTTTCCTACACCAAAGTTTGCCTTGCGGGACGCACAAGTTCCCATCTACGACCAAGTAGACGACTCTGTGTTTATCAATGCGAAAGTTGGCTGGGGTAAGACATTCACAGCCTTGCATCTGGCACATAAACTAGGTCAGAAGACCCTAGTTATCGTTCACACTGTAGCACTCCGAGATCAGTGGGCTGACGAAGTAGAAGCGCTTTTCGGTATACGCCCTGGTATTATTGGCGGCGGTGAAGTAGACCATGAAGACCACTTCATAACCATAGCTAACGTGCAGACGCTAGTTAAGTGTGTAGACTCCCTTGCAAAAGAGTTTGGTACAGTTATACTAGACGAAGCTCACCACTGCCCTGCTAGTACTTTTTCGGAGATAATTAATACGTTCTATGCACGTTATAGGATAGCGCTTAGTGGTACAATGATGCGGAAGGACGGTAAGCAGATTTTGTTCAAGGACTACTTTGGACATAAGTTGCTACAGCCTCCACAATCCGATACACTAGCTCCAGTAGTGCGGCTAGTGAAGACTAATCGTACACTAAAACCAAATGTACCTTGGGTAGATAAGATCACTGACTTAGTTGTAGATGTTGGTTATCAGAAGTTTATAGCCGCAGCAGCTTTGGCAGAGATGGAGATAGGGCACCAAGTACTTATCATTGCTGATCGAGTAGAATTTCTAGAAAAGGTAAAAGAATATGTCGGTGAAGACTGTTTGCTGGTTACTGGAAACACCGGAACAGAGGAAAGAGCGCGAGCGAAAGAGCTCCTGCTATCAGGAGAAAAGCGCGCAATCGCAGGTAGTCGTCAAATCTTCTCAGAAGGCATATCTATTAACTCCTTATCATGCGTTATCCTCGCAATTCCGATGAGTAACGACGCTCTTCTAGAGCAGATCATTGGCCGAGTGCAGAGACTCCACGATGATAAGTTACACCCGTTAGTTCTAGATATGCAATTTAGCGGCTTTGCAGATAGAAAACAGAATAACGCCCGACTAGGCTTTTACTTAAAGAGTGGTTGGGACATACAAACCGTCTAAAAATTTGACTTGCTCCGGGGTTACAATTGTTGTATAATATATACTTACAAGACAATACTATATGTTGCTTTTCGATATTCATACATTAGAAAAGGAAACACTATGTGACCCAGATAGAATGGTTTTTTCGCTGTACAAATTCTTTAAGGGAGAGCATCTACCTAAGAACAGTAGAGATAAGTATAAACCAATCAAGGCACTTCGTCCAGGCTCTAGTTTCTTAATCAACCCAGCAGGGTTATTCAACGACAGAAGTACAGACGTTATATTTAAAGCACAGTACATTCGCTTAGCAGCGAGAAGAGACCTTACACTTTACAAGGCTTACGGTACTAAAACTTTAGACTTAGCAATGTACCCTGATCTAAACTTCAAAAATATAAGTCGCAATCCGCTTCTTACAATCACACAACACACTATTTCGTTTAAGTACGAGGAACAATAAAATGGCAGTTAGCTTCAAGAATACAAAAGGCAAGGCACAATCTGGTAAGGTCGACCTTTACAAGTACAAAGACAACGAAAACGTAGTTCGCCTGCACGGCGGCGTACTACCTCGCTATATGTACTGGGTAAAGGGTACTAATGATAAGGATATCCCTGTAGAGTGCCTGGCTTTTAATCGCGATAAGGAAAAGTTCGACAATCTAGAAGTCGACCATGTACCTAGTTTCTTCCCTGATGTAAAGTGCTCTTGGAGCTACGCAGTAAACTGTATCGACCCTACCGATGGTAAGTCTAAGGTCTTGCCTCTGAAGAAAAAGATGTTTGAGCAGATTATGAATGCTGCAGAAGACCTAGGCGATCCTACTGACCCGGAAGAAGGTTGGGATGTGGTATTTAAGCGTGTTAAGACAGGCCCCCTACCATTCAACGTTGAGTACACTGTTCAGGTACTGCGCTGCAAAAAGCGCGCTTTGACTGCTGAAGAATTGCAGGCTATTGCCGAAGACAAGACTATCGACGAAAAGTACCCTCGCCAAACTCCAGAAGAAGTGCACGCACTACTTGTGAAGGTTACTACTGGTGGCGATGAGACGGATGCTGGCTCTCAGGGCGAACAAGAAGCCGCTCGCGACCTTAGCTAATAACTAAAAACAGCCCGCTAAAGCCATAAGCCTTAGCGGGCTTTCTTTTCTGTTAAACACAATGAAATTACTATTTAGTGCGGACGTACACATAAAGCTAGGTCAAAAGAACGTGCCAATACCTTGGGCACTAAGTAGGTTTACCCTGTTCCTGCAGCAACTAGGCGTAATGCAGGAACAAGCCGATTTAGTTATCTTAGGTGGAGACATTTTTGATAGACTTCCTACAATGGACGAAGTAGAGCTATACTTCGACTTAATTGCTAGTATTACTAAGCCCTGTATTATCTATGCAGGTAATCACGAAGCTATTAAGAAGGACACTACGTTCCTTTCGTTCCTAAAGAAAGCAACGCATAGGCTTAACCCGCTTGTACGTATAGTAGATTCATACGAATATCTAGTAGCATACGATCTAGACATTATCCCGTATAACTGTCTAGACGACTTCAAGAAGCATCCAGATAAGTACAAACAGGGTTCTATCTGTGCTAGCCACTTTAGAGCAGAGATTCCTCCGCACGTTAAACCAGAGCTAGACTTAGACCTATTTAACTCGTGGAAGGTAGTGCTAGCCGGAGATTTGCACAGTTATGAAAACTCGCAACGTAATATTCTCTATCCAGGCAGTCCTTATACTACTAGCTTCCATCGGAATACAGTGGACACTGGAGCTATTCTGTTTGATACAGATACTATGGATCACATTTGGCTCAAATTCGAGCTACCTCAGCTTATCAAGAAGTCGCTTACCGCGGGCGAAACTCCTGAGCCGACTAAGTTCCACCACACCATTTACGATGTGGAAGGTGACATGCAGGAGCTGGCTAACCTTAAAGACAGTGACCTGATTGGTAAGAAGGTAGTGAAGCGCAGCACTGAGACTGCACTTATGCTATCGCCAGAAGCGTCCATTACAGAAGAACTACAGGAGTACTTAACGTATATTCTAGAGTTACCAGAGGATACCGTAGCTAAAACTATTATGGAATTCTTGGCAAATTACAGTAAGTTAGCAGAATGATTGTATTCAAAGAACTACGATGGAGTAACGCATTCTCGTACGGCCCAGATAATCGGCTAGTACTTGATGCGAGCCCACTTACCCAACTAGTCGGTAAGAACGGGCATGGTAAGAGCTCTATTGCTCTTATCTTAGAAGAGGTTCTCTACAACAAGAACTCTAAAGGCCTTAAGAAGGGCGATATCTTAAACCGGTATACAGATGCCAAAGCGTACACTATCGGACTAGACTTCTCTGTTGGCGATGACGAGTACACAATAGAGACTCGTCGCGGAGCGACGCAGACTGTGAAACTACTGAAGAATGGTGAGGACGTAAGCTGCCATACATCGACTCAAACATACAAACTTATTGAACAGCTAATTGGTAAAGACCACAAAGCGTTTACACAGATTGTTTATTTGAGCCATGCAGGTTCGCTTGAGTTCCTCACTGCGCCAGACACAGCTCGCAAGAAATTCCTTATAGAATTACTTAACCTAGGGGTTTACGGTAGGGCTGGAGACTTATTCAAACAATTGACCTCTGACTTGTCTAAGGAGGTGGCTGCGGCTACGGCTAAAGTTACTACTGTGAGTGAGTGGTTGAAAACGTACCGTAACGCAGATACAAGTACGAAACCGACGCAAAATCTGCCAGACGAGCCTTACGACCTTGTAGAGAAGGTTAGCTCGCTAAAGCACACGCTAGCTGATATCGAAGTTACAAACTCTAAGATATCAAACAACTTGCAAATACGGGATAAGCTGTCTAAGGTTACTCCGCCTGAAGTCCCTAAACTTCCGGAAGCGGATAATTCTGCATATATAAGTGCAAAAGCGACAAATGAGAAAAGCCTCTCAGATGCCTTAGCTTTTAAACGTAAAATGGCAGCGCTTGGTACACTGTGTCCGACATGTTATCAGCCAGTAGACACAGAGCGCACAGACAAGCTTATAGCTGAACAGGACGCTATCATCGCTGAAGCTACAGAGGCAGTGGCGGACTACACTGCACGTATCAATGAGTTTAATAAAGCGTCCGCTGCACATAAAGCTGCAAAAGCTGCATTAGACAGTTATAACAAACTAGCAGCCCAATATAACCCTGAACTAGAATCGGCACTTTTGGATAGTGCTGAGTTGCAAAACGAAATTAACGAATTAAATTCGGAAATACGCAATGTTCAGAATGAGATCAGCCGTATCCGCCAAAGTAATAAAATAGCGGAAACTCACAATGCAAAAATCGACGGAATACTATCCCAGATTGAAAGTTTTGAGAAAGAGCTGACTGAAAATCAGGCTAAGCTTTCCGTGCTAGTAGATAAACATTCAGTACTACAAACCCTTGTAAAAGCGTTTAGTACTACGGGTCTGGTAGCATATAAAATTGAGAACTCTGTCAAAGACTTAGAGGAATTGACAAACGAGTACTTAGGTGAGCTAAGCAGCGGTAGATTTAGTCTTAGTTTCCAGATAAGTGGTAGCGACAAACTAAATGTCGTAATCAACGACAATGGGAACGACATTGACATTAACGCACTAAGCGGCGGTGAGCGTGCCAGAGTTAACGTAGCAGCATTGCTAGCTATACGTAAACTAATGCAAACACTTAGCAAGGATAAATTAAACCTTCTGATCCTTGATGAGACTATTGAAAACCTAGACGCAGAAGGTAAGGAAAAGCTGATTGAAGTATTGCTGAGCGAAAAAGCTCTCAATACTATTTTAGTATCACACGGGTTTAGTCACCCATTGTTAGAGAAGACATTTGTGACTAAAACTAATAACATTTCAAGGATTGAGAGTTAATTATGATTAAAATTGAACGTATCGCATGTGAGTCTGCGACTGTTACTCGCGGAGACGAGCAGATTGCTCTGTTTGAGGGTCAAATTCTACATGGTCACGACCTAGAATCACTCAAAGTTGTAAATGGCGAACTAGTCTATTCTGTGGACGAGCTTGAGTTAGTAACTGTTACTGACGCTGCCCCCGCTAAAGTAGTTGCAGCTAAGACTGCTGTAGCGGCTAAAGCAGAGTAATGGTAGACCCTAGGGCCAAAGGCGCTAGGACTGAGACTACAGTAAGGGACACGCTTCGTAAAGCAACAGGGTTGCAGTGGGAGCGTGTACCCGGTAGTGGAGCCCTAGACGAAAAGCACGGACTAAAGGGTGACCTGTATGTGCCAGGTGAAAAGAACAAATTTTGCGTAGAGGTAAAAGGCTATGCGGAGGATCACCTTACCAGTGCAATGCTAAGTTCCAAAACTCCGCAACTACTAGAGTTCTGGAAGCAAGCTATTCGCCAAGGTAAGCAAGTAGGTAAGAGTCCGGTACTTATTTTTAAGTACGATCGTAGCAAAGTCTTTGTAGCATGGGACGATCTTAACTACATGCCAGACGGAAGTTACCCATATTTCTACTACCATAGAGATGAGTATATATTCTACATAGCGCTTCTAGACGACTGGCTTAAACATGAACAACCACAATTTATTGCTTGAATACTTAGACAAAGTAAGGTATAATAACTTACTTAAAGATCATTTTGTAGACTTAGAGGCAGTTAGTTTATTACACCCACACATTTTGTTAGGTATAGTTGATAACGCTACATCTAAAGAGTCTCTAACTAAGTATCTGGAGTCCCTTATAATGGATACTAGAGGTCATACTAGAGCCGGGTTTCACCCAGTTGTGATGTACGCCCTAATGTCTATTTATACACTACACCGACCAACACCAGCATTGCACAGTCATGAGTATATCCCTAAAACGCTCGATGGAAGTAGGTAACAACCTACTAGTTGTAGACGGTATGAACTTAGCATTTAGGTGGAAACACCAAGGTGCTACAGATTTTGCCGAAGACTACATTCGTACTATTGATAGCCTAAAGCGTAGTTATAAAGCTAAGTGGGTAGTAGTACTTACTGACTACGGTGGCTCTACATATCGCCGTAGCGTGTACGGCGAGTATAAACAAAACCGTAAAGATAAACACGCAACACAGACCCCGGAAGAAGCCGCAGCCTTCGAGCAGTTCTTAGCAGACTACGCTATGTGCCTTACTGAGCTACGTATACAAGATAAGTACGTAGTTCTACAGTATAAAGGTGTAGAAGCCGATGATATGTCTGCCCTTATCTCTCACCTAGTGACGACTGGCAAGCTCCCTGCTGTAGAGCATGTTTGGAACATATCTTCTGATGCTGACTGGGATTTACTGTGCTCCGAGCAAGTAAGTCGCTTCTCCTACGTGTCTAGAAAAGAATTTACTGTAGATAACTGGAATACGCACTACGAGTGTACTCCAGAAGAATTTATCTCTATTAAGTGCCTAATGGGCGACGCAGGCGACAACGTTCCAGGGGTACCAAAAGTAGGCCCTAAGAGAGCACTAGAGCTGGTGCGTACATATGGCGGAGCTCTTGATGTTGCGGCAAGTCTACCTATTGCTAGCAACTTACAGTACATAAAGAACCTGAATGAGTTCGGTTCCGAGCAAATTCTAACAAATTATCAACTGATGGACTTAGTGACGTTTTGCCAAGAGGCTATCGGTGACGATAACGTTGCAGAGATTACATCCATCCTAACTTCATATATTAAATGAGTAATACAGATTACGGTCGCATTCGCGACGAAATTCAATGCATTGTTGATTCGCCTGCATTCCTACCACAACGAGCACACCCTACTGACGCTGGAGCAGACCTACTGAGCACTACATCAGTAGTTATTGAACCAGGTAAGACAGTAGCTGTTAATACTGGTGTTGCTGTTAAAATCCCGAAGGGCGCAGCAGGGTTTGTGTTTAGCCGTAGCTCCCAGGGTAAGATTGGTGTTAGCCTAGCAAACTCGGTAGGGCTGATCGACTCGGACTACCGCGGTCCTCTGATTGTTCTGCTAACTAATAATGGCGATACGTCTTATACCGTTGAGGCAGGTAAGACCAAAGTAGCTCAGCTAGTTGTTGTACCAGTGTACCTGCCAGTATTTGTGGACATTTGGAACGATACTGCACGTGGCAACGGTGGCTTCGGCAGCACTGATAACAAAAACTAATTAAGGAGCTTTATGGATTTGGGTAAAACAATGCTGTCGGAGTCTAAGTTCTACATGGGTTATTCTCGTTGGCTAGACCAAGAGAATCGCTACGAGACTTGGGAGGAAAGCGTTCATCGTGTGATGGACATGCACCGAGAAAAGTATGCAGATAAGATGACGCCAGAGCTGGATCAACTGATTCAGGTGGCTGAAGATGCTTACAAAGAAAAACTTGTTTTAGGTGCGCAGCGTGCTTTGCAGTTTGGTGGCGAGCAGCTATTCAAGCATGAGGCAAGAATGTACAACTGTAGCGTTTCGCATGTGGATCGCCCGGCATTCTTTACAGAGTGTATGTACTTGCTTCTATGTGGATGCGGAGTGGGATTCTCAGTGCAGACCCACCATATCGCTAAGCTACCTAAGCTAGCACGTCGGTCAACTAAGACTGTAAAGCTATTCACAGTACCGGACACTATTGAAGGCTGGGCTGACGCCTTCGGCGTCCTGCTTAGCAGCTACTTTGTTGAAAATGGTACACATCCAGAGTACCGTGGCGCACAGGTTCACTTTGACTTCTCGGAGATTCGTCCTAAGGGTTCGATGATCTCTGGAGGCTTCAAGGCTCCGGGACCTGACGGTCTGCGTACTGCTCTGATTAAGTGCGAAGAATTGCTAGAGAACCTTCTAGATGCTGAGCCAGTAACTAGCATGAACAGTATTACTGCTTATGACTTTGTTATGTTTATGAGCGACGCTGTCCTCTCTGGCGGTGTACGTCGTTCAGCTACTATCTGCGTGTTCGATAAGGACGACCAGGCTATGCTGGCTGCTAAGACCGGCGATTGGTTTGTTAAGAACCCTCAGCGTGGCCGTAGCAACAACTCAGCACTACTAATTCGTAGTGAGCTAGAGCGCACTGAGTGGGCTAATATCATGAAGTCAGTTAAGGACTTCGGTGAGCCTGGCTTTATCTTTGCAGACAACAAAGAGTTCATGTTCAACCCTTGTGTTGAAATTGGTATGCTACCTACGTGCTCTGAAACTGGAGAAAGTGGTTTCCAGTTCTGTAATCTGACTGAGATCAACGGCGGTAAGTGCGATACGCCAGAGAAGTTTATGCGTGCCTGTAAGGCTGCCAGTATCCTAGGAACTCTACAGGCTGGTTACACTAACTTCACATACGTATCTGATGCAACGCGCCGGATTACGGCTCGTGAGGCGTTGATTGGCGTGTCTGTTACAGGGTGGATGAACAACCCAGCAGTTCTGTTTGATGAGCAGAATATGATTGATGGCGCTACGCTTGTTAAGGAGTGGAATGCCGCTACGGCTGCACTTATTGGAGTTAACCAAGCTGCACGCACTACGTGCGTGAAGCCTTCTGGTAACGCATCAGTACTACTTGGCACTGGATCAGGTATTCACGGGGAGCATTCTAAGAGGTATTACCGTAATGTGCAGATGAACGATCAAGATGACGTGCTGTCATTGATTAGTCGCGTTAATCCTGAAATGGTTGAGGATAGCGTCTGGTCTAACACAGGTACTGATAAAGTAGTTAGCTTCCCTGTTATTAGTAAAGAGGGCAGCATCTTCAAACACGATCTTCTAGGTGTGAAGCAGCTAGAGTACGTTAAGAAGGCTCAACAGTTCTGGGTAGAGTACGGTACTAATGTAGAGTTATGTGTAGACAAGAATCTACGACATAATGTATCTAATACTATTACTGTAGATGATTGGGACGAAGTAGAGCAGTACATTTTCGACAATCGTGACTGGTTTGCCGGAATTTCGCTACTATCTGCGTATGGCGATAAAGCGTATCCGCAAGCTCCATTTACTGAAGTGTTCACCGCACAGGAGATCATGGATAAGTACGGCGAAGCATCTATGTTTGCTTCCGGACTTATTGTAGATGGCCTAGTAGCATTTAATCAGAATCTATGGAAGGCTTGCGATACTGCGAACGGCTGGGGCCTTAAGCTAGATGCGGAGTCTAAGGAAGACCTACTGCGTCGTGATTGGGTTCGTCGTGCAACTAAGTTCGCTAAGAACTACTTCAACGGTGATGTGCTTGAAATGACTAACTGCTTGAAGGATTGCTTCAATCTGCACAAGTGGAAAAACATCGAACGTAGTATGGAGTTCATTGACTTCGCTACAACCCTACAGAAGAAGGCATTTGTAGAGGTTGATTCACTTGCGGGTCAGGCCTGTGCTGGCGGCGCTTGCGACGCTAATTTCTAATGTATGAAATCGCCTTGCATACGCCAGTGCAAGTTAGATGTGCACAAAGAAGTGTGTGAAGGGTGTGGCAGGACAAAAGCAGAAATAGTCAACTGGGCGTCGTTTACTGACGCCCAGCGTGACCGCATAATGCTTAGACTAACAGTAGATAAATACTGGCCTGACCTAGACTTACCGCCTATTAACCTATTAGTAGTGACTCCAGCTCGCTGGAACTAAAATATGAAATTTACAGTTTATACAAAAAATGGTTGCCCTCAATGTGATCAAGCTAAGGCGTTGCTTAACGCATTGAAAAAGAATTATCAAGAAATATACGTCACAGCAACTTCAATACGTGGACTCAATGGTATGCTTGCAAGTGATTTTACTAGTAAGTATCCAGACGTACGTATGATGCCGTACATTGAAGTCACTGACTCGAATGGCACTACTGAGGTAGTTGGCACTTTACAAAACCTTCGTAAGTACTTAGAAGGTTAAAACGCAAAAAGCCGTATAGTCGAAGTGACTATACGGCCAAAAGAAAAGCCCTATAATCTATATGATTATAGGGCTTTTTTGTTTGTTACTTGTTTTTGTATGCGAGAATAACCTGCTTACACATTGCGCTACGCACAATATCATCAGTGGTAAACTCAACTACTGAAATACCTGGCAAATGACCTAGTCTACGTACAGCGTCTTTAAGTCCACTATTATTGATATCGACCTGGTCTGGATCACCACTTAGGATTACCTTACAGTTGCGACCGATACGACTAAGAAGCATCTTCAAGGCGCCTTTAGTAATATTCTGGGCCTCATCTACTAGGATAATTGCATTGTCAAAACTAGCTCCGCGCATAAATCCTAATGGCTTAGGTTCAATACGCTTACTCTTAAGCATTAGCTCGTAATTACTACGTCCCAAGGCTAGAGAGAATACCTTATCGAAAGGATCTAGATATGGTGCGAACTTTTCGTCTAGCTCACCTGGTAGGAAACCTAGCTTAGGTCCTGTCTCCTCGTTAGGTCTAGTAAGGATAACTTTATCCACCTTGCGGTAAAATAGTTGTTCGGCTGCATAGGACGCTGCCACAAAAGTTTTACCGGTTCCAGCATCACCGATTCCGAAGATTACGTCCGACGTATGGATAGCATCTTGGTACTCGGCTTGAGCTTCGGTTAAAGGCTTAATAGACTTGAACCCGTGCTCAATAGTGCGCTCTGTTTGGCCGCCTGTGGCCCGACGAGCTTTTTTACCTGAATTAACTGCCATAGAGATTATGGTTAGGTTGATAAAATCGTACAACTTATGTACGCTGTAAATATATTATAGCAGTGTAGCTAAACACTAGCAAGTCAAAATTTACTTAGTGGTATACCATGACTGATCTGGAGTTACATCGGAGCCTAAGTGATTAATCACATGAGCCCTCAGTAGTGCCTGTATAGGCGAGTTACCCATACCCTTGACCCAGCTGTTAAGTCCAGGTATTTTTGTAACTGACTTAACGTGGGCCGTAAAGTATGGCCCAAATCTTTGAAGTATGTGTATCTCTCTATTAAAAATAGAGAGAGGGTCGTACGTAAGTGATTTTTCTACTTGCATTACTACACAAGCTAAGTCCTCGTCAGATAGCTCGTTCACGTGCATCTAGAATTCCGATCATTTTTATGTATAGAGCTTTACGCTGCGGCAGCCCATTAGCCCCACCATTAACTACTTTAGTTAGTTGTGTAATATTGCCTGTATCAGCAATAGGCCCTAGTTTATTCTCTTGCCAAAATACACATGCACTAAGTAGCGCGTATACAGGCTCTAACAGCTTATCAGGCTCATTAACAAAGTCTACGCCAGTCTTACGTGACATCATTGTATAGTTACTTCGCCCAGTTAGCTGCTTCAGACCACGACCTCTAAACTTCCATCCGTCACCGGAAGCCTCATCACCATTGCCCATTCTATTAGCGTAGCAGTGATTGGCTATAGCAATAGGCTTACGAGCAATTGCTAGTGCTTTAGCATTTGGCACGTACTTACCTTCTGAATCACGTTTGTACTTACCTGCTAGATTTTTGGAAGCATACCTGACTGGCCACGTAGTGGCCAAGCCTTTGGCTGAGTAGTTAAGGTTCTCGGATAGCGTACTAAAGGCAGCACTCTCAACAGCACACTGGCTAAGGAATGCAGCAATGCGCTCCTTAGTCACAATACCGAAACTAGGTAGTACTGCTCTAATGTACGGTAACCAGTTCTCGGCATCGACTGTTTTGCAGCCAATGCCCGATACTAGGTCATTTGTTGTTAGAGTGTCCAGTAGATTCATCTTGCGCTCTCTTCGCCAGCATATCGTTTTTCTGTCTGCTAGTAATGGTGCTACCGATTAGGTAATTGAACATACCAGTAATAATAGTACCAAGTATAATACCTAGTACTGTATCGGCTGTGCGCGTGTTACTTTCAGGTATAATAGCAAATGTAACGAAGCCTATATAGGTAGCCGATACAAAGCTCCAGAATGAGATAAAATAGTATACGAAACGCTTACTAAATAAGTCGTCCTGACTTAACGCTGCTACCTGCATAGCACGCGCGTCTTTCAGATTAGCTAAGTCTGTAGTAATCTGAAACTCTTCAAACTTTTGCGATTCTTGTCTGATGCGGGCTAGTTCTTCCTCACTCATGTCAGGCTTTAACGGTAGACCTAGCTTCTCTTCCACATATTTCACACCTTTATCGGTCACAGCCTGTGCTAACTTTGGTAAGTTATTTGCCACAAGCTGAGATACGATCCCGGCTATAATTGGTAACATATTAATTCCTTAAGCTGATAGTGCAGCCGCTAAGTTCGCTGCCGCAAGTACTTTAGCGGAAGTGCTCTCTTTTGCAAGCACCGGTGATAATTCTAGAGCTGATAGCAGTTCAGCGGCAATTGATGCCGCAGTAGGTCCGCTAGTACCTACACTTGTAGTAGAATACGCCGATGACGTCTTTCTATTTATAAATACGCCTGCTACAGGTATTACCTCACCATTTAGGTTTCCTTCTATAACATAACTGCCTGGCTGAGGAAACTTTATTCTCCAGCCATTTGTAAGGTCACATTGGTAGAAGAAGGCCCCACCACCTAAGTCTAGAGCTTTCCATTTGTGAGTTGTAGGATTTACTATACCAGCAGGACTACTTTCCCATTCGCGTAACTCCTGATGAAACACAGGAAGATCGATAATAGAGCTAGTTAGCTCTATTATCTTATTTGCCGTATCAAAGGTTGCTGGCATGTATTATCCTTACTCGTCTGCGTTACGTACAGCAGTACCTGAACCACCGGTTTCCGTAACCTGCATAATAGACTCAAAAGGTACAATAGACGATCCGCTAGTACCTCTACGAATCTTGTATCTGCAAGCAAACGATGTAGTGTACTGGAATACCCCACTAGCTATAGAGCTAGAAGTAGCCACATCGTCAATTAGCGGTACAAAGGCAGGTACAGCAGCGTAGCCACCAGCTTTAATTACAGGAGATAGTCCGGTTAGTGTCTCACCGCTACGACCGGTATATGTGTACCTATCGGAGTTAATTCTAATTACGCCAACAGAGGGAGTATCTACCTTCAGCCCTGCAACAGTTACAGTAGAAGCTCCTGCAGTCGCAGTAACTACATACTCTGTAAAGTTCATACCACTACCACCATTATCACGTACTGCTAATACGTAGTCTCCGGCCTCTACTCCAGTAACCGTTACAGAAACTGTTGTAGGTGGAGTCTGCACTGTACCATCGTGGCTAGTAAGCTGATAGTTCTTCGAGTCTCCTGGCATTACACCGGCAAGCCACCAACCTTGAGCTACGAACCACTTACCGCCGGCAAATGAACCAAACGGAGCTGCTACGTTCTCTGGGTAGGTGCCTGTAAGAGCGCGGTAGCGCCAACCTGGCATGCCGTTGATGGTCGCTGTGCTATCTTCAGATGTAGCCCACATTAGGGCCTGATACGCTTGAGCTAACGATGTAGTACCATTTAATGTAATAGTGCCTTTATGCAGCTTAGAGCCTTGACCTCCGCCCAAGTCCTGAGAGGTATCGCCTATAGCTATAGTAAGGGTGTTCCACACAGCCTCGGCTTGTGCAGGTGTAAGTGCAATATTGTTATCTAAGCTAGTACCAAGAGCTGCTGCTTGCTCGCCACCGGAAGCTAGGTTAACATCAAAATGTGAATATGTTTGACCGTATTTTCTAGAGTAGACAGTAATGTTGCCGGAGTCAATTAAAGCTCCAGCAGTTTTAGCTTTCACCAATACCTGAAAGTTAGCAGTATCAGTATCAGACCAATACTTTGCTAGCTTAGTACCACTTTGCGTGATATAAATTGGCGAGCTATCTACTAATGTACCTAGTACTTTAAGGCCTGTATATAATACCTGCCCAGCACCTTGCTCAATAGACCCAAACTTAAACCATTGACTTGTTGAGTCATCAATATTAACGTTAGGAAGTAGAGTTACCGCCATAGGACGGCTAGCATTACGTTTACCGGCTAGCTCCGATGGGTTGCCTGACAGAATGCTAATGCTATCATCACCTGATTGTGATGGGTTATCTGCTAAATCTTGTAGCCAAGCGTGTAGCTCTAGTGTAGAGTACCTAGTGTTAGTTCCAGGTACGAAAGCCGACACTTGGCGTATATTGCCATTAGTGTCGATAGTGAATTGTGATGGATTAATAGCCATAAATTATTCCTCTGGAATCTGGGACACATAGATAGACTGGGAGCCTACTACAGATGTGGTGTATGTTTCAAAAGGCTGGTAGAACGGAGACCCGCTGCCCTTGCGCACCTTGACGTGCAGGTTGTTGAGCGCAGACCCTGCGGCGTAGCTCTGCAGCGTGATCACTTCGGTTGGTGCGTCAGCCACCATATTGACCAACACGGTGCCGTCAACCGCCTCGATATGTACAGCTGAGCCGACAACAAGGTTGGTCAATGTTATCTCGAAAACACCAATAGGGTCGGTGGGCAGCGACTGCAATTCGTACATCTCGTTCACGACAGGGTAGAACCTGCCGCGCTCCGTGACGTAAGAGTAGTCAGGCACACCCAGGGTGCTGTTATGTGTGGATGAATAGAGGCCCATAGATCACACCACCTGCACTTCGGGGTCAATGAACAGCATCTTCGTGGTGTCCGCTACGCTAAAGCGCACAGAGACGATGACTCCGATGCTGCTGTTGTTAGCCACGGGCTGGCTCGTTGTCAGCGTCAAGTACTTCTTGTTGAAGTAAATGTTGCCGGAGTCCGAGTAGCTGAACTGGTTGCCCACCGCGTTCGTCCAGGCCGCGTCGCTGTCCAGCAGTGGCTCGTGTGTATAGCTGTAGGAGCTATCGACACGCTTGCGCCCAGTGGTGTCGGTGTACTCGACCTGCACAACAATGTCGCCCTTGTCCACCGTCAGGCTCTGCTCAACACCTAGCTCGACGCGCAGCGTGCGGACACCGTCGCCGAGCGTGTTGCGCTTCGAGAAGCGGGGAAGCTCAAACCCTCGCAGCTTGGTCGTGTTTGCTGCCACCTGCGGAGGAATCACCTGGATTGACCACGGGGTAACGCCATCAGCCAGCTTTGCGTTCAGGGTCGGGAAGCTGCGTGTGGAGGTCCAGGCAGCGTAACCGTAGTGGGTGTCCACAAACCAATCCTGCGCGTCGTAGGACTTGGTCGATAAGATCCCGGCAGATACCCCGCGAACCCCGTTAAACCGGATGCCTCGCGTAGACGCACCCCAAACGGGGGCCAGTACGGTGATGCCGCCCATGTCGCAGTCCCGCAGGTGAACGCGGACCCGCTTGTCAGTCATGGACTGCGCGGCGTAGAACCGACTACCGATCACGAAGTTGAGGAAACGGCAGTTCTCGAAGTCGATATCGACCACACCTGTGCTACCGAAACCTGTCCAAGAGAACACTCCGCTCGCATCGGGCGAAGAAGAGTCTGTACCAGCATCAATAATTGTGTCCTCGAACCTTGCGATGAATGACGCGCCGTTACCGTCGGAGGCCCCACCGCCCACCAGACTGGTGTTCCGGTGTGTTTCAAGCCGAGATCGCAGATAGGTGGCCGGAGCGACGGCGGTTACGCCGTAGTGCGCCGCCGAGCCGGTACCCGGAATACTCAGAACCCCAGTAGCCACCTTGATGTGCACCCCCTCCATGACCAGCGGGAACAAGACGGGAGGACTCACTGGGGGTGCGCTAGCGTGCGGTGCAGATGTTGGGTAGTTCACGGCTGTGCGGAACACGCACCCATACTTATCGTCGCTGTAGCGGTTGGCTTTCAGATACGTTCGACCAGCCCCGGGCTGTAGCGGAGTCCACCGCGTATTCCCTGAGCCCACCATGACAAGCTCCAGGACGGGCTCTGCCGGTGATGCCCACTCAGTACCATCGTCAACCTCGTAGATGACGGGGTCCAGGTCTGTCCCAGCACCGGACATGTAGGTGCCTTGAGCGAAGCCGTCGCCTGTGTAGGTCCATCCCCAGACCTGACGGTCTGCGCGGATCTTGACCACGTCCCCAGCCTGCGCGGAGCCGCAGTACGTACCAATCGTGCCCCAGATGCCGTATGTCATCTCGGCGATCTTTGTAGGCCACATTTTTGACCACAGGTAAATCCAGCCCCATGCGCCGGAAGTACCCCCCGAGAACGTGATAGGGTCGGACGAGACAGTGTTCACTGTGTGGGTGGCCGCCACCTGCCCGTTGTGCAGCGCAGACCCCTGTCGCGTCATGATCTCGCACGTGCCGGTGGGAGCGCCGTTGGCTGGACCTCTCGCGTACACATGGTTGCGCAGCGCCCCCTTCACTGTGAAGCTAGACGGGAAGGAAATTACCGAAGTCGAGGCGTTGATCAGAGCGGCGAGGTTGTTGGCGTTGGCATCGACGTCGCTGGTCAGCGTCGGGGATAGGCTGACGCCGAGGACGGAGAAGGAGCCAGATGCTGCGCCCGCCCCGAAAACAACGCTCGCCATTGCAGGAGTAGCTGCGCCTTTTGCAAGACCATCACCGTCCTGGGCTACACCCCAGATGGGTACATCCATTGGAGGCACCTGAGAGGCAGTCAGGTTGCGGTTGCCTGTTGCTGCGATGATGGAGTTGACTTGCAGTGCGTAGGTGCCGACACCGCCTGTGCCAGTGCCAAGCGCAGTGATGAATGCGCCGTTGGCGTAGGTGTCTTCCAGCCCTAAAATGCGTGCACCAATGCCAAGTCGTCCAGCGGTGACTGATGTGACTGTTAGGGTGTTGCCGTTTGCGTTGACGCTCCCGACGAACTCGCACGTCTCTGCGTACAAGTTGGGTTCGCAGTATTTAGTTGCCATTTAATATCTCCGCAGCTCTGCCTTGACCTAAAATACCGGCAGATTCTAAGGCTTGTAAGCCATCAGCGTTTCTAGGGTCAGCTAGGTCTATGAACTCCGACAGTCTAAACTTCTCCAACCAAATCTCTACTAATGGACTAGCCTTAGCTGCGGAGAAAATGGATACCATCTCATTATCTGTAAATAGCTCCATATACTCTAACTTACTAATCTTTCTCTCAGTAATAACAGGCTGTACGGCATCTACGGGCTCTACAACTGGTAAATGAGTATGAGTAGCAAACTCCATGTCTTTCCACTCAATAGCCACGTCGGAGGTATATCGGTACACTTCCTTACCAGTACTGATTTCAGTAACTACAAAAATCATAATGTAGTCTCCTCTATTTTTTGTAGACTACCGTCTACGTTATAGTAAAATACTTTCTGGGTTGATATACCAGACTCGTAGTACGTAATCTTAGTTAGTACTTCACCTACATACTCAAACACTTTATAGTTACCGCTAGGGTATGTAACCCCCACTAACTTACCGCCTGCGTACACAAATGAAGGGCTTATCTCAGGCGACTTACCCGAAGGGCCTGCCGGTCCTGGGGCTCCGACTAATACCACGGTTTCTTTTTCTACTGTAGATACTACTATATTGGTACTATCTATAGAGGTAACCACACCTAGCACCTCAGTATCAGGGATTACTGATACCGAGGTAGGCATATTGACTAAAGTACTACTATCGTTGATAACTATTAAGGTTGAACTATCGGCCATGCTGTTGCGTCCTTAATCAGAGACACGGAGCCAGTAAGAAAGGGAAGTACTCTACCGGTAGTTACTTCCTTAAGTTCAAGGCTGTACACTGCTGAAGTGAATTCAAGCTCTCTAGTGACTGAATCTGGTATGTTCAGTTTAATGGTAGATGTAACCTGGTCCACAGCTATCATGCCGTTAGCTGTAGATAGCTCTAGCAGTACTACGTCAGCATCTACTTTAGTACGTATCTGCATCAAAGCTTCGTACGCACCACTTACGGCAGGAGCAAAAAACTCTACTACACCAGTATTTGCCGTATAGGTACTATAGCCTATAGCGTTTACATCATTAATTACTGAGGTAGTTAGTGTACTCTGTAGGGCATCTGACGTGTACCACGTGTCGCTAGCAGAGTTAATTTCCTTCATACCTTGCACACCAGAGACTCTAAATCTCCAGCCAGGAGGCATGCCGTGCGCAGTTTCAGTAGTAATCACTACGGGGGCAGTCTTATCTATATTAGTAATCTTCGCATAAGTTTTTCGCGAAGATTCCCACCTAAAGGACTCAGAGAAGGTAGTACCTTGTCGGACCTTTATATTATACTTAATTGGTTCCATTGTGCTGCTTTCTTATAGGTAGAAAAGCTTTAAGCTTATTAATTTCAGCCGTTAATGCTCCTACTTCACTATGCAGTCGTTGGTTTTCAGTAGTAAGCTTTATAAGCTCTTTATTTAAAGTTATTAACTCCACCTGCAACTTATTAAGTTCTGAACTTAATACTATATTTTGCTGCGACATTCTGCCTAATTCTGTATGCATCATATCTAGAATGGAACTTTCTGTGCTGGTCTCTTTCCAATTCTTTAGCATTTTTTGCATACCAAAGGCGATTGCTACTAAAGCGCCAGCTACTAAGCCGCTTGTTTCGGCTATCTGTACGGATGAGAAATCCATAACTTACACCTTACATCCGTTATTAAAAAGTCTGCTGGTCAGTGCCCATATCTCGCAAATTAGGGGTATTAATATTAAAGAGTTTACGGGAGCCGTACCTACTATAGTAAATAATACCAACAAATATGACCACAACCATATACCAGATATACTGACAAATATAGCTAGACAGTGTGGTAGACACCTATAAGACTCTACGAGCTTCAGTAGCCCATATATACTAAAAAATAGAGCCCACGCCCAAGGAGGCATAAGCTGAATTAACCCAATATTTATCGTGTTATTATAGAAGAGAAATCCGCCGGCTAAAACTGCTGCCGTTATACCTAATAACATAGTAATATCGCTACTGTATCTAAACAGGCTGCGAGCTATACTAGCCTTTATCGAGTTCAACATGCTTTAAATCCGAAGGTTATTGCCCAAGCTGTTTGGACATAGTTTATTAGAAGATGCGTAATTACACACGTAACCACCAATTTTGTATATTATACCATTATAGGGAAGTAGTGTCAACATAAAAAAATACCAGCCCTAAGGCTGGTATTTACTCCTGTTTTCAGGCGGCTGCTGTCTATCTAACCTTTCGCTTAGGAAAGAATTGAAGCAGTGGTCTTTGTCGAAAAAGAATAGCCCATCTATTAGCGGCTTAAAGAACAGCCCAAAAGGCTTCTTATCGTAGTATGCTCGCCAAGCCCTGGAGCTTAGCGTTTCATCAGCGTATCCGCCTAATAATACATTAAACAGCTGGTCTATTGAGATAGCTAGCTGAAGTACGAAGAACTTCATTATATTTCCTCTAGCTGTACACTAGATGTATACTTAGTGTACATCGCGTAGCTAATAGTAGGTATCGACTGAAACTTTCCGTATATAGAGTACATCTGCTCCCTATCTTCGTCGGTAGACTCCGGGAATAGAGATACAAAAATAGGCTTAGACTTGCCTATCAGCTTCATGATATCGAATAACTTAAATTTATCTGCGTCATTCAGGTATTCAAGCTCAAAGCTTAGTACCTTATGTCGCGGACCTAAATTAGAGTATAAGTCACCACTTTGCAGTCTGTCATTAGTGGTAGTATCTTCGTATGTTACTTGCATACCAAAAGGTGCGCTATACGTAGGCTCCCAGTAGTTACCTACTATAAATCTAGCTACTTTGACAACTTTACTAAATGATACTGTGAAACTAGTTGCGGACACTGCCTGATTAAAGTATACAGCAATATACTTACCTCCACCGTAACCTACAGGAGCTGTAGATGTTACCTGTGAGACAGTAGACTCCACATTAGACGTTCCAGATACTGTCATCGTTACCGATGTAGTATCTTCTGCAAGCATAGCAATAACTGCCACCGGTCCGGAGACTGCTGTAGTGGTTAACGTGAATGAGTCAGCCGAGCTAGTTTGGGATTTATAGTCATTCAGCAGGTTGGAGGGGCTTGCCCCTCCGACTGCTGCGCTTAGTTTGTTGGCGTATAGAATACGCAATTTATTTGCTGCCATTTGACTCCTTAAATAGTGATGGCCTCAAGCTCTTCCAAAGTTGCGGCTGCTTCGATCGCGGCCTTCTTCAGACGATACTCCTGGAAAGCAACGTCAACCTGCCAGAGCTTTGCCATTTCAATGCCAATGAAGTCTTCAGCAGTGAGCTGGACAACGGTGTTGTCAGCAAGCGTGAAGTCCTTGGTGAAGCTGTAGCCAGCAGCAATAGCAGACTTAGCAGCAGAAACCAGGACGCTAAGGCGGCGCTTGGCGTCAAGATCGCCGTCAAAGGTCATGCCGTTGTATGTAAATGGGCTGAATTCTTTGGTGTCTCTGCTGGCTTTTAAGGATTCTAAGTAAAAGAGCCTAGCCTCTGCTAGATTAGGTAACTCCCATTGTAGTGACTGAGGTGACACTGTATGCCACATAGACGGAGGCAGGCCTACATGTACCCAGCTATTCTGTAAGTAGTAGTACTCTGTAAGTAAGACATACTCGCTAATATCTGGCGGAGCGGTTATATATCTAATTCCTGTAGTTGAGTCTATATCGCCGCTACCAAAAGGCAATCCCTCAAAAGGCTCAAACACACAAAGCGGCTTACCTAACTCAGTTACTTGCGCTAGCTTACTAATGTTACTCATAAATTCTTTACCATCTTAATAATCAACTCTAATAGCCATGACTCTGCATAAATTACCAGTTCTATCTATACTTCCAGGGAAGGACCCGACTAATCTTGTCCAACTGATTTCATACGTGCTATTATTTACCGTTTGCTGAGAGTTATAGTATCTGCTGTTAGACCCGCCACCAAAACTATTAACCAAGTACCCCGTAGCATTGAGCAAAAAATATAGGTTACCGTTACCAGGTACATTAAAAATTAGATTAGTGCCAAACGCCGGATTAGTCGTACTCATTACGTATGTACTGGACATTACTATGTTTGGGTACGTCATTCTACTGTCAAAACATTTCGACCCATCCGACTTATTTACTATAATACCGTGGGTACCCTCAGGGGTAATAATACTAGTATCTGCGGAATACACCAAGTACTCTATAGTAACTGCTGAAGCAGTATCCGGACAAAAACATTTTACGTTGTTTATAGCTGGCTCGCTATACGCGATGGGGCCAGATGTACCGAATACTACTCTGCCCCCATCTGGCGTTCTTACAAATACCATAGGCATTTCAGATACGGCAGGAAACGGTATTACTGTTGCAGACACTACATGATTACCATTCTGCAGATAGGCGGCTGGAAGTACAGCTGTGCCTCGTGCTATTAAAACATGATTAGTAAACTCTTGATCAATTTGTTTAAATCCTGAGCTATTTAATACTGTCAATCCTTGCATAATTAATACCTAAAAACTATTAAAACAAGTGCGGTGTCTTTACCTAAAAGTTCTGTAAATGTAAATGTATTGCCACTTACTGATTTTCTCACCGCACCATAGTCATCCGTAAAAAACGCCCAGGTGCCGTCATCAGTATAACCTGGGACGACTATTGAGACAGTCCCCCGTATAGTCAAGGCTATATTAAATCTGGACACTGCCCTAGTTATTCTACTATCTGGACTAATCAATAGAGTACCTAAGTTATTCCGTGTCTGTATACCAAAACTCATACTGTCAAGTCCCCAATCTGCACGCGAAGCACACCACTTGCATCGAAAACCTTAATCACGTTATTCTTAATCTCCATACGCGCACCTGAAGTGGCTGAGGCTATCCCAAGTTGTCCTTGAGCATCAAGAACGAATGTATTCACTCCTGCCTTTTTACCTACTAAACCATTCGGCCCCATAAAGACGCCGTTATCTGCATCCGTAGCAGCGAGGATCCCCCCATTGGTGGCGAAGGTAACTGGCCCGATAATGGCGTCTCCTGCTTTTTGTAAGGCACCATCGGCTTTCCCTGCAACTGTTTCTGCGAGCACACCGCCTACATAAGTCCCTGTTGGAGCACCTACGGTGGCATTATCAGCAGGTTTTCCAGTCCCTCCGATACTGCTCCACGAGCTCGACGACATAGGCCCAAACTTCACCTTGGAGATGGAGTTATTCAGAGTGTAAATGGACGAGTCAAAGTACAGTGGTGCAGAAATGGTTGCTGCGACTGTTCGTAGCAGTCCACCATTCTTATAGTATCGGACGTTCACACCATCGTAGGTCACGCCAAAAATGTCCCCGGCAACGTAAGTTCCAAAGTTCCCACGGGATACATTCGACTCATAGATCGTGACTGTGCCGTTGGCAAAGTACACCGCATAGTCAATGGACGAGTAGCTCGCATCCGTAGCTGGGTCAGTGTTCAACCCTGCCATACTATTTCCAGTAGACTGATCCGGACTAAACGATGCGTAGGCTCCAAGCGTGTAACTCTCCTTTGTGTAGGCTTGTGCGTCCCACTGACCCTGCACGCCGCCCGTCTTCTTGAAAGTGTTACCTGAAACAGTGACGTTTGTCGTAGTGAATGTCAACGTATCTAAGAATGCGTTATTCACTGCGGTACCGCTTCCGCTGCTTACGCCCTGAATTGCACCGTTTGCATCGACGTAGGTATTATTGGCGTCTAATGCCCCTGTGTAGCCGTAGTCAGTCAATGTTCTCGGTGTATAGCTTCCCGAGACACCGACAAGGTTTCCGCCAATGATGGAAAACGAAGCGTCAATCCATGCGTTCGCGTCCCCGTAGATTTCGCCCTGGTAGAACTCAGCCCCGTTGCCTTCCCCGCACCCGGCAATGCCGATCAGGGCGTAGGCACTTCTCCCCTGGAATGACGACGAGCCGAACACTCCACGACTTGCTCCACAGCGGTACATTGCAGCGGGCAACCCGCCAGTAAGGCGATTGCCTGCTGGCTCATCGTTCGTGAATACAACGACGATATGGTCATTGCCGATGGCATTCAGTGCAGCCGCCATATCCGCAGAGTTTGTACCGCCAGCCAACACATTCCAACCACCAACGTTGGTCAGCACACCGGTAGTCCTGTGAATCTTCACCACCCGATACATGGACGCAAGACCGACGAGAAGCCCACCAGTCTTGGCGTCGTAGAGGCCTGCGCCGGTGGGTTTGTTTGTGGCGGTGTAGCCAGCCGCAACAACTCTATAACTGGACAGTCCCATGCCAGGGAGTGTGACCTGCCCGCCACCAGCGCCGTTAAGAGTGCCGTCTGCAGCCAGTGTTACGGAACTGTTATAGATGATACTGTTAGCAGGCTGCCCTGAGATATTCGTGCCCCATGTAGCCCCTACAGTAGCCCCAGCGGCAGCCGTACTTTTCTCAAGGCGAACAATGGTCACCTTGTCTGTATACGTGCCGCTGACTGTGCAGGTCACGATGGCCGACTTCGCTGTTCCGAACTGGGCGGCAGTAATCGTCTGAGTTGACGTACCTGAGTTGGTGGGTGCTGTCTGGAAGCCTGAGAAGGACCACACATAGGTAGGGCTTGCAACGCCAGAGACAGCGGCTGTGAAGACGATGTTTGCCTGCGATGCGTCAAGAGTACCGTCTGTAGCTGTGAAGGTGGTCACGCGATCTGGTGTCACAACGACTGAGGGCCCTTGAGCACCAGCAGCACCTGTAGCGCCGGAAGCACCTGTTGCACCTGCCTTTGACTTAGCAAGCGTGAACCGCTTGGTCACGCTTGCGTATCCGGAACGAGATGCAACCAGGTCCACATAACCTGTGTCCACAGTCATCGCAGTGACCGTGTAGGTCTTACCGACCAGAGAGCCAGTCACTCCAGCAATCGGGGTTGCCGCGACAGTCCAATTGGCCGAGTCGTCTGTCGTGCCGTTGTAGATCGTCACCGTTGTGGCACTACCTGTGAAGTTGCCGTTGTTGCCTGCACTGTCAGTTGGAATGGTGTGTGTCTCATTCGACAACACAGCCGTGACGGCTCCAAAGCCCACGGCTGTGAAGTCGTAAGTCGCAGCATACGCAACGTACCAGTTGACTGGAGCGCCAGCAGAGCCTGCAGCACCGTTCAAGTAGATATGCCCTGAGCCGCTGAACGTGCCGGTTGCGCCGCAACGACGAACTAGGATGTATTCCTCAAACTTGCCAGTACCAGCCTGCGGAGTGATCCACTCGTTAGTGGCCCCATCTCCGATTGCGTTGGTGGCTTGCTCAATCGTGTAGCCGACAGGAATCTTTGCGACAATTCGCTGAACAAATACTGCGCTCGCTCTGCCGTTAAACGAGTGGATGAAACCGCCAATACCAGGGCTGGCAGCCCCAGTATTGCTAATCTTCATGTTGAAACCAGAGTCAGTAAATGGAGAGTCTGTTTGCCTAGCTTCCCGCGTATGCGTCACCGTCCCGCCGCCCGCGTTGTTGTACAAGCCTACTGAGTTGCTCCCGACCTGAAACGTCGGGTCAGTGAACATGGACTTCGCTTCTGCAAAATTCAAACCGTAGCGTCCCGTCGCACCAGTCGCACCCGTGGCTCCATCAGAAACCACAGCGGTGATCAGCTCATCAAGCAGAGTGGTCGTGCCGCCTGCCAGGTAGGCGCGCACTCGCACCGTCTTGATGTTCGCAGGGATCGTGAATGCCTTGGATGACTCGTTTGCTGCGGAGGTGTACTGGTCTGTGTAGGTAGTGCCGTCCGTCGAGGTTGCGATGATGAACCGGCCAGCATATGCAGCGGGGGCGGCGGTCCCCGTGGCAGACATGGACGAGTACGTGACAACGGACGGCGTGTAGACACCGCCCACCGACTTCTGCACAGCGGGTGCGCTGGTGACAAGCCAATAGGCTGTCGCGTTTGAGCCTGCCGCGCCAGTTGCCCCAGCCGCCCCGGCCTTCGATTTGCTGAAGGTCTGGTTCTTTGTGATCGTGAAGGGTGTGCCGACCGCCGTCTTTCCGGTGATCGTGTAGACAATCACTGATGTGTCAGTGCCTGCCGCCACACCTGAGTGGGCACCTACAGTCAAAAACGTCCCTGAGTCGGTCAGGGTGCCACGCACGATGTTCGTGACCGCCGAGGACACCGTCCATGTGCCGTTTGACGTGCCAACCCCGTCATAGGTCAGCGCGGTCGCGCCCTCAAACACCCGCACCTCAGTGCCAGATCCCGCGTAGGTCGCAACTGTGCCGTCGCTAGCAGCTGGGAAGACGTGAGCTTCGTTGGACAAGATCGCAGAAATAGCGTTCGCACCGGCCGATCCATCAACACCGTTAGACCCAGCTGCTCCAACTGCATAAGCGGTACTTGCTGACCATGTCACTGCGCTGGTGGCTGATGTTTCGGTGTCCGCATAGGTGACGGAACATCCCCAAAGGGTCTGGCCCGCAACTGCCGCACCTGGCGTCAGGCCCCAACTGTTAAGTGTTGCGGGGGGCGTAAAGGCGCCCGTTGTCCATGTGTAGGTCGAGCTTCCAGAAGGAAACGTAGTCGGCGTGGAGGCCGACCAGCGGTATAGCTCAAGCACGGCCGTGCGCGTGCCGTTGACACCGCTAGCCCCGCTTCCGCCAGCGGCAACTGCCGTGGCTGCGCTCCATGCGATAGCACTGGTTGCAGATGTCAAGGAGTCAGCGAAGATGGTTCGGCACACCCACAATGTTTGCCCAGCCACGGGCGCGGGCGGCGTTAGGCTCCAGCCGTTGACGGTTGCCGGGGCAGTGAACTGGCCAGTTGCCCATGTGTAGGTCGAACTGCCAGAGGGGAACGTGGTTGGCGCGCTCGCCGCCCATTGGTACATCTCCAGAATGGCCGTGCGCGTGCCATTTACCCCGCTATCGCCCTTGGCAGCGACAAGCGTCCACCAAGTATTACTTATTGTAGGCAGTGTTGGCGGGTTATTAGTACCGTTTACAGAAGTATGTGCAAGTACTGCCGCCCATGTAGAGCCATTATATGTTATACTGTCGCCAGCAACGTATGCGGTAGAAGTAGACCATGCTCCTCTGAATACATTACGTGTTGCGTCTAACGCACCAGTGTACCCTAGACCCGTAAGGTTCGCGCTAGGAGTACCTAGTTTAGTCCAGTCTATAGGTGCACCAGCTTGCACCACTATATTACCAGATGCATCGCGTATTGTAAGTTCACGGGTATCTAACTTATCAGCAGTAATACTACCAGTAACTAACAAGCTGCCGTCAATTACTGTACCAGGGGGCTCCCAAGCACTAGTGTTTGCCTTATACGTAATAGTGTATACGTAGTTAGAGTTATTACTGAAGGTTACTGTATCACCTTCAATAGGAGTTCTAGGCGAGCTATTAAGCGTAGCTGCGTATATTAGATCATCGGCCTTCTTAGCGTAACTTTCAGCACCTGGAGCAGTAACACCTACTCCGTCATAATCATATGTAGCCGTGTAGCTAGGGTCGGATCCGTACACGTTTCTAGACCCGCGGTACCCGGGAACGGCCTTAGTAATACTTTGAGTTACGTATTCTGTAGCCTGTGAACCGTTTGCGCGTACGTATGTAACAGGGTATGTAATGATAATACTGTCTATTGCTTGCAGCATGTTAGAATGCTGCAAAATAGTTGCTACCGTACTACCATCGCTGCCGGCGCTAACGGAGCCAACTGTAATACCAGACCCGGTGCTAAGAGTAGCTGTTCCTACCGTAAAGCTAGACACTTGCCCTAATAGGCTATTTCTGTATACTAAAGGGTTGGTACCTTCACGTACTGTAATATTAGTGCCGGAGTTGATGTAGCTTAATACATCATTATTAGCGTTGGCAGGGATTACGAATGTAGAGTTAGTAACTATAATGTCTACTGAGCTAGATCCGGCTTCTGCAATAGGTATAGTCTGCGAGTCTAGTACTGCGGAAGGAGAACCATTCGATAGGAGCTCTACACGCAGCGTACTAATCCCGATTGGTATAGTATACGTCTTTACTGCCTCTGGGGCTTGCGAGACATACGCTGGAGTTGCCGAGTCATTGTGGTAGATGTTTATAAGGCCCAGGTAGGCAGTCTTCGTATTACCAGTAACGCTATAGCTAGAGAATGTTACCGCTGCAGGGTTGTACGTACCGTCTGGATTCTTTGCGATCGCGTATACGTTCGGCTCAATAGAGTAGATAGTAGGTGAAATACCAGTAGCAACTTTAGCTATACTTAAGCGCTTTACGATATTAGCGTAATTCTGTCTTGTAGCTTCTATTTCCACATAACCAGAGTTAAACTCGGAGGTGATATTGGTTATGGATATTGTCTTACCGTTTACTAGCGCAGCTGTAATGCCTGGTGTGTACGCACTAATAGCGGCACTCCAGTTTGCGGAGTCGTCAACAGTACCACGGTAAATTACTAGTGTAGAGGTTAATGCGCTGTACGCATCGGCAGGCACTACACCTACCTCGTTTGCCGGTACGGCTACAGAGTCATTAGTTAAGAACCCTAACGTACTATCTGTACCGTCACGCAAAATAGGGATAGTAACTGTGTACTCAGCAGTGCTCGGATATGCGGCGCCAGTTTCAGTTACAATCACTTTGTACTGTACAGCACTAGTGGTAAGGTTAGCTGTTAGAAATGCCGAATCACCTACAACGTCTAATGTATGTAGTGTCTGTCCGGCAATTGACGTGAACGCTGCGTCTTCATATTTCTTGTAGTACCACGCGTAGGCTGGCGATACGAACTTAGTTACAGAAGCCGTAAGAGTGATAGTACCAGGGATCGTAGTGTTAGACCCCTTAGGTACGTTTAGCGAGGTGGCCGCGCCGCTAGTTACAACTACGGCGGAGCCGATTACACGCTGCGTTGCGGCCTGTAATAGTGCATTTCTGTAATTTAGTAATTGGGCCATATTATACCAATATTTCTAGGTCAATCTTGCCGTTCAACCAGTCTAGCCTCGTAGCCAGTACCAATCCAACAGTATTTGTAGGTATTCCGAATCTGTTGATATTAACTAGGATAGGTGACCCTACCTCTAAGTGCAGAAGTTCGGAAGTGCATTGCATACCGACTATTTTACGCGATGTGCTACGTAAAGTCAAGCGGGAATTTGCGTTGGATGTAGCATCTGCAGTGCTTATTAGGTACGTAGGAACCAGTGCTGGCTCGGTCGTAACACTGTAGGCCTCTTTAGCGACATCATCTTTTACCGAAATTTCCAGGTATTCTGTACTAAGCAGATCTTTATGTTCTTCAGGAATACCTGTCACTACATTAGCCATTACAGTCCAATTGCGTGCGTATCCTAACTTAATGCCTGCAAGTACATCTGACTTTCTTACCAACTTTACACTATTGAGGATAGTGTTGCCATCGTGTACTGCGTAAGTAGCGGTAACAGGTACATCTAGCTCTACTAACTTTACCTTGCCTTGTCTAGTAACTGCTAGCACGCAGTTTGCACTCTTTGCTAGTTCGGAGCACAGTACGAACGAGTTAGTACGGTCAGTGAGGTACACACCAATAGGCTCAGCACCTAAAGTAGTGAAACTAGGTACATCTATCTCAGTATACCCTAAAGGTTTTCCGTAGAACTTTAGTATAGTGCCAATAGCATTTGCAATAGTATTAGTGTAACTATCGGAATGGGTAGCATTAGTAAAGTCTATTGTTTTAGCTACACCCTGTACGGACGCAGTTATAGTACCAACTGGCTGAAAATCTAGTCTGAAGCTGCCTGGAGGGATGTCACCGATTTCTGTAGCTTTCTTTACTGTGTGAAACGCTACAGGTACGCCGTTATCGAGCACTTCAATAATGTTCTCCACCGCTACTGCCGAAACCATGTACTCTAACTGTGTAGGGTCGGTCAATAGCGGCGTGATGTTATTAACTTCACCAAATACTAAGGGCTTAACTACCGCACGAGATTGGTTAGTATACGAAGGGTCGCTATCGCTAAGTACTGCACCATGAAAGTAGTTACCTAATAAAGCTTCAGTAACCGGGTAGTTTAGCTTCTCTAGCTTATCACGAAGCTTAAGGCTTAACACATTGGCTGATTTGGCGTCAATGTCCTCGACTATTCCATCGAATACCAACTCGTAGTCGGCAGTAAGACTTTGGTTAGTAGGACTAGCCGGGACTTCGCCATAGTATAGCTTACACGACTTATTAGTCCAGTTATAGTTAAACCATTCGTCATACCCTCTATGCGAGTTGATAATATCTAGATCTCCGAACGAAATACTACTAGTGTACTCTAGGGATATACTAGATGAAATGTCGATTCCGCCCCTTATGATCGGTAGGTATTCTACGCTATCTACCGTAACAGGGCCGGTTGATAGGTACTTAGTTTGCAGTACGCCAGCAATACTTACCTGTACTTGAGCGATAAGTACTCGCACCACATCTTGGCGCTTTAGCCACTCGTTATAATTATTCATTACCACTCCTTAAGTCTATTTTCAATAGTAAGTACACTAACTATTGAAAATAGAGCCCCGAAGGGCTCTATCTCATTTCATAGCAACTAGGTTTTTCTCTGACCAAGTTGCATCGTCGTTTGCGTCTGTAATTGCTGTAGTTATTTCTGCGGAATTCTGTCTGTTAGCGTCATAGTTACTCATGATGAGATCGCCAGTCTGCTTGTGCTGGTCATTACGCAGTCCTGCAACTTCTTGTCGAAGTGCTGAAACTTCACGTACCAACGCTGCGTTGTTATTACCTTGCGGAATATTTCTAAACAGCTCAGAGGTCTGGTTAGCTGAGTAAACTCTGCCAGGACTCTTAAAGTCTACGACTTCCGCACCCTTTTCACCGACTAGTGTAAGACCTTGCATGTACCCGCCGTTAGCAGCTGCCTGCGTAGGTAGGATAGTACCAAGTGCTCCCGATAGCCCGATAGAAGCTACAATCTGCGAAATACCCGAAGAAATACTACCTAAGTAGTTATTAGATATTTCAAGTGCAGCTAGCTGCTGTTCGGCCACTGTTAGCGCGGTCTTTGCTTCAGCTTCAGCAGAGGTTAGTCTTGCCATTACTGTGTCAAAGTCAGCAGTATAAGCAGCACTAGAAGCAAAGAACCCTCTTGACGTATCTAAGAATGTACTTGCTGTAGTAGTAAACTTTTCTCGGGCAGCCTTAGCTACTGCTGTATCGGTAGACGCTAGATTAGCATATGTCTCATCGAACTGCTTACGCGCTTCGATATACTTCTGAGCCGGGGTTAGTGTTGACTGCCCGCCTAGTACTAAGCTGGCCTTGAACTCAGCTATCTTCTTAATGAAGTCTGTTAGACTGCTGATAGTATCACCAAACTCGTCTTTCAGTTTCTTTAAGGAATCTTCTGCGCTGTTGGCTACTTCATCGAAAGCAGGTGCTACATCCATCAATACTCTGTAGGTCTCTCTACCAGATTCACTAGCAAGATTCAGACTTTGTACAAGTGTAGCGAATTCCTTCTTAGACTTAGGTATTGCCATACCAATGTCTGCGAAAGTTCTTGCTATAGCCTTCTGATACGGTAACAATTTAGCGGCATCATCGAGAAAGTTTTCTGCGAAGAAATTAGACTTGTCAATAAAGCTTTCTAGCGACCCGAAGGTATCTACAATTGCCTCGCTTGCGTCATATAGCTTCTGTAGCGACGCGGTACCAATACTACCAACGTTCTCAATTACTTGAGATACCTTAGCGTTTGCATCAGTAACTCTAGCTACAGTCTCTACCATACCTTCGCCAAACTCTCTGTATTTCTCAAACATAGAGAATAATGACTCAGCAGCTAGGTTTAGTCTGCTACCAATAGCAGCGTTTAGCTCTGTTAGTACTTCTTCGCCCTTTAAGCCCATAAGGTCTATGTCGATAGACCCGGACATGTTAGCGAAGGTACTTTCTACGGTCGATGCAGCCATACCGGCCTGCTTAGCCATGGCCGTAAACATCTCCTTAGACTGCTTAAATACGTCAGAAATTGCAGAAGTAATTCCAGATTCAAGAGTCTCAGTTTCACGTCTACGCTCAGTCCACTTCTTATCGCTACCGAACCAGCCACCATCCTTCTTGAACTGAACCATAACATCTTTATACTGCTGCACAGCTGAAGATGTATTATTAGCCAACTGGTCAAGAGTACCGCGTAGCTGAATACCTGCACTTTCAATACTAGCCTTGGCCGAGGTACCCCCTCCAAATATACTACCAAGTAGCTTACCGACAACAGGTACCTTAGAGGTCCAGTTACCCTTGAAGGTCTCTTCCGCCATAGTACCAAAGTTTCTACCACTTCGAATACCTGGTACTGCGTAGATAGCCTCAGCTGCTCCAGTGATACTAGAAGCTATCTTTTCCATTGCACGTAGCATCTTGTTATCGTACGATAGCCCCATCACTGAGTTTTCGCTAATGATTTCAAGTGCGCGGTTAATAGAATCAACCTTAGCCTCGTTATCCCCGAATACTCCGCCCCCAACGTCAACCTTTTCGTACTGCTTCGACTTAGAGTTGTACTCCCAGCCCTGTCCAGTACCTTGAGTTTCTTGGTGCTGCTCAGAAGTAACCACTGGAGGTGCTGAAGGCTTACTTCCACCGCCGCCGCCAATCGACGCTAATAGCGCAAAAACAACTGCGGCGGTTGCGGCACCTGCTGCGATGTTTAGCGGGAATGGCATACTAGAGATAGCTTTGATAACGGCCTTCGTAGCATCCACGCCAGCTTCAGCAACAGATGCGGCGCTTCTAGCACCAGAGTTTGCAATAGAAGTTCCGGTGGCGGTTGTATCCATCACCATCTCTTGAATAGTCATAGCTAACTTAGCAAAGTGAAGAACCTTCTCAGTAGCAGCCAGGGCTTTATGCGCCGCTGTCTTCTCTTTGAATAGCTTCTTAGTGGCTCCGGCAACCGTAGCCATATTACCTATTTCTTCCTTAGCCGACTTCTTCTGTAGCTTTTCCTGGTCTTTAAGTGCCTTATTACGTAGATCTATTTGCTTAGAGTACTCGTCATTATCGCCTGTTTCGGCAGCGGCGTTAGCACGCTCATTCGCCTCTTTAGCAGCATCACCGTAAGCTGAGATCGCGCTAGCGTTCTTGTCGGCCTGTATGCCGAACATTGCGAATTTCTCAAGCGCTGCGCCCATAGAATCGCCAAGACTACCGAATACGGACGATAAGCCTGTACCGATACTCTGTATGCTAGTTAGAATATCTGCTCTTCCAGCATCCTCTAACTTCTGTGCTGTACTAATCTCTAAAGTCTGCAGTGCTACGCTCTTATTAGCTTCTGCTAGGGCTAGGCGATCATAGTACGCAGCGTTTATACGCTGCTCGGCTTCTGCTACAGCAACAGGGTCAGCTCCAGGGGATTTAGCTCGTACAGCTAGCTCAGCTAAGGCCTTCTGTCGGTCAAAGTCTAACTTTGATTCTTCAGCACTAAAGGCTAATTCAGCTCTGCGCTTCTCTATGTACGCATCCTGCATTACAGATTGGCGCTCGTCCAGCACACCCCTAGCCTTTATGGCGTCTAGCTTAGCAATTTCTATCTGTAGCTCGGCACTATTGCTAGCTAAAGACTTTTCCTGTAGTCTAGCCTTAGTTTCGTACTCTATACGAATCAATGCTAGTGCTGCGTTTTCTTTTTCCGTGGCATTAGCTATTCTTGCGGCGGCCATAGACGAATCTGCTTGATCATCAGCGTCATCAATAGCTCTATTCATAGTCTTTGCAGCTTCAGCTTTCTCCTCTTTGCTGGCCGAATTCTTACGAGCTACCTTCTGGTATGCTTCCTTTGCACGTAAAATAGATAAAGTCTGCTCGTTATTAGCTCTTGTTAAGGCATTAGATAGTTTGGTAGCGATTTCAGTATCGGACGCATACCCACGTATAGCAACGTTTCTAGCGTCTATAGCGGCAGTATTAGATATATTAGTATCCAGTACTTTAATGCCTCTGGCAGCCGCGTCTATTTCGGAGCGCATCTCGTTTAGCGCAATTTTTGCCGAATTACTATACTCGCGTACCTTACCAGCACTACCTTTAATGGCCTGCTGGTTTAGTGTAGAGCTAGTAAATACTGACATTAGAGACTTACTTAAGCCCTCTACTTCTGCCTGTATATCCCGCATGCCCTTAGATATCTGATCTGCGGGCATAGTAGCTACTGCTTTAAGTTTGGCTATTACAGCGGTGAATATAGCTGTCTTAGCTCCTGCCTTAAGCGCAGCATCGTCAGCTTTCTCAAGTGCCGTGGCCAGGTTCAGCACTTCCCCTTGCGACTTTATACTACCAATCTCTCTCGCCTGCAGTATAAAGGTACCCATAGATTTATTAAGTGCCGGGTCTTTTAACTTATCTAATCCGGGGAACTTCAGGTCTTTTAAGCTCTGCGCGTCTAAGGCCTTAGTAGCTTCGTCGATTGCACCTTGCAAAGAAGTCCATGGCTCAATTAGCTTAGCCTCTGCTGCGTTCTGTGTAGCGTATAGGTTGTTCAGTGCCGCCTCGTAGCGCTTCAATCCTTCAGTAGCGCTACTAATTGCGTCAGCATTTTTAAGCTGCATAGCCTTATCAAGGGCGTTGTAGCTATAGATAATATTACTAATTAGTACACGTTCTGCGTCAGAACCGGATTTAGCTGCCTTCCAACGCATGTTCCATAGTTCTGCAGCTTGTCCCGCTTCTGATAGGTCTTCAAACCGCTTCTTGTTCGCCTGTGCTGCTTCGAAAGCTAGCTTAGCTTCACGATTCTCTTTAAGTGCTGCGGCTTCCTGTAGTAGAACCGCGGACCTATTAGCTAAAAGAGTTGACTCTCTGGCTATAGATGCATTGTATTCTTGGGACGTACTAAATCCACGAGCCTGCTCTTCTCTAATACTATTAAGTGCACCGACAAAAGCTTTACCACTTGATATAGCACTATCTGCTGCCTTAGTAGACTCTTCTAGTGCTTTCTTATTGGCCGTGTATCCAGGGATAAGTCCAAGTAGTTTATCACCGAAAAGCTCCCAAGCTGTCCATAGTAGCATTATAGGACCAAGTGCTGCACTCAAAGCAGTAGATATTGTAGCGCCAACCACACCGATAAGTGCACCAGTTCTTGCAGCTGCAGCACCGAATCCAGTAAGACCAGTAGCGGCAGTCGCCATTACGGTCCCTGTACTACCGATTACACTAACGAATCCTTTTACACTGTTGACCAGGCCGCCCTGCATTTTTGTAGCGAACTGCTCGGATACAGCGGCACTTGAAGAAAGTCCTGCCTTAAAAGCACCCCATGTAGTGTTAACTGAGTTCATTGCCTTAGCAAATCGACCGCTACCTTCAGCGAGCGAGGTCATAGTGCCACCTGCACGGGCTGCATTAATGCTAGCTATATCTTTCTCTAACACGAGCTGGGTACCTAGCTTTGCCGTATGCTCAGTAGTAACGGCAACGAGCTCTCGCTTCTTCGCTACTTCCATTTGCGCATTGTTATACATTATAGCACTAGCGTCTTTAGCTTGATTAGTAAGAACTAAATTATCTAATGTAGACTGCTTCTCTAGTACACCCCAGCCAACTATCTTCTGCAGCGTAGCCTCTTTGTCAGAAGCATCCTTAACCTGTTTCTTTAAAGACGCCTCTACAGCTTTCTGCACATCTAATTCTGACTGGTACTTCTCTAGATCTTTAGGGTTCTTTGCAGTACCGAATACGCCTGTAGTTACTCGCGTTAATGATCCGCCTAGTAGTGGTGCAGTTTCAATGATTGATCTAGACTTAGGGTCGGAAGAGTCCTTTAGCAAGTCGTCGCGCTTTTTCGCTAGAACAGCTAGTTCCTTGTTTGATGCTTCAAAAGCGTCTGTCAGAACCTTAAAGCCTCTGGCGGCCTTAGCTTCAGTTTCCAGTGACTTAAACGTTAGAGCCTCTTTAAACGCAGCACCTAATTGAGGTAGTGTTCTCTGAGTAAGCTGTGTAGCAATAAGTAGAGATAGTGCCGTAATAGCATCAGAGCTATCCGTAATAAACTTAAGGATAGGCACAAACACTTTGTTTACTGCCTCTAAAATCCCGAAGATAGCTTCCTTACCCTTAGCAGCAAATTCGCTAAACGGATCCTCAACTTCTGAGAACTCTTTCCATTTAGCTCCTGCTTTTTCTACGGCCATGGAGAAGGCTACAACCTTTTCAGCTGCACTTAGTGCATCACCGCCGCCGATACGACCAATTTTCTTGGCGTACTCGTCGTAAGCATCTTTGGCTTTAACGAAGATACCTAGTTCGTCTAGAATTTCTTGTTCTTGCTTAGCAGTACCTTGAATGATACGTCTAATAGAGTCTGTAGCGTCGCGACCTAATGCATTAGCTGCACCTTTCGCAATCTTTACAAGGTTTTCAATCTGTGAAGTAGCTAACCCTACGCTCGTACCTAAGTTACCGAACTGTAGTGCTTCTTCTAAGCTTACAGCGTAGCCTGTAGCTGTTTGAATGTTTTTAGCTAGGCTCATCATGCTAGAGCCTACTCTCTTACTCATAAGTTCCGAAGCCTGGATCATACGCGACTTAGCTGCCGCATCTGAAAGCGCATTATAAGCAGCAGTTACAGCGAATACGTTAGCCGCTACAGCCGCGTACAGTCGAACGATGCCGCCAAGACCTTGGGCCTGCTTAGCGAAGTCGCGGCCTGCAGCACCGGTACCGGCGCCAACAGATCGTTCTACATTATAGTCTCTATCCTTTAAAGGTACAGACGTGGCTTTTGCAGCTAACTTTCTTGAACTTACGGAGCCGCCAAGCTCGCCGGCGGAAGCTTTGGCATCTTTTAATTTAGCGTTTAACTGATCTACATCTTTAATTACTTTGGATGTACTACCATTATCAGTTACATTAACGCCTACTTTAATGGTATTAGTAGCCATTAGTTCTCCTAGTAGTAATAGTATTAGTAATCCGTCGATATACGGATAAACTTTTACTTTCAACGATTATAACACAGGAGCAAATTTATGTCAATTGTAAAATTTATGGACATAAAAAAAGCTCTAACACATTATGTGCTAGAGCTTTTTTGTTTCTGCTTCTCGCTTATGGCACGAGCACGCTCAGCATCTATCTGCTGAAGTATGTCTAAAGCCATTAGTGCTTCCTCTGGGTCTATATAGTATAGGCTAAATAGGTTAAATACTATATTGAAATCTTTGGAAAGGTATACACCATTAAAGGTATCCCAAATGTCTGGGAGTATTCTATATATGGTAAAGCATTGCTGCACAAGCATCGGAAAGTCCGATAAAGCTACAGGCACTTCTTCCGGGTCGGGTTCCGTACCTAACGCTTCACACATCTCATAGTAGGACTCCTGCGTCATACCAACGCTAGAGTCCTGCATATGTTTAGTGATTTTAGACCTTAGCTCGCTTGCTTGCTCGTCGAAAAGTTTCCCAGATCTGTGACCTTTTCGCTAATAAACGAGTCGAACTCGGTTGAATTCTTCATCAGGTACAATGCGTTTTCTTCGCTGTACTCAAGTTCTGTTGTCAAGTCTTGGCCGCTAACATCTACAGGAGCTAAACGCTCTAAGTAAGCTAGTGTCAGACCTGTCCAGCCGCGCACGCAAGCCTTAACGTACAAGCTAAGGAACAGCTCATCATCCACTTCCTCGATAGGTTGACGATTCTTAAAGCTGGTCTTCGACGCCTTTTTACGAATCGACTGTAAAGTCTCGCGCGAAAGGAATGACACGGACACCTTAAGGCCCGGCATACCAGGATACTCAACGTCAACGTTCTTTGAAGGAACAAGCAGACTCTTTAGGGAAATAGTAGACATATATAGTCCTTTAATAATTATTTTATGGAGTAAAAAGCAGGGGAGGAGATCATCCCTCCCCCTTGAAACATATTAAGCGAAGTACTTAACAGTAACGTCGTTAATTTCTGACAGGTCGTAAACAGTACCATCTGCCACGTTGCTAGGAACGCTAGACTGTGCGGTGAAGTTAATGGCTGTAGATACAACTTGCTGAACGTCAACTGATGGAATGCTTAACGTAACGGCAGGCATTTCGATAACTGCTTTAATTGGGTTAGCACCGCCGCCTACGGAGATCGATAGAGCAGCCATTGGTTCAACGCTACTTGCAGCTGCGGAAAGCATGTCAGCAAGCAATTGGCCAGTACTTTGTACGCCAGAGCCGGTTTTCAGGTAGGCATTTAGGGTCCCAGTAATAGCGCGTGTACCTGTGTAGTACGTAACAGGAGTATTAACAACGCCCAGGTTAGCTGGTGTAATATACGTGATATTGTTGTTAATAGTAATGCTTCCGCCTGTGATGGCTAGAGCGTACGATGTACCGGCTGCTGCGACTGTAGCACCTGCCGAGTTCTTAAGGCTATTAACTAGGCTTAGAGAAACGGTGGATAGCTTATTAGTGATATATGCTGCTGCGGTGTTCTTCTGTGTGTATGTACCAGTTAGCGTACCGCCACCGAAAGTACCAGCAGAAGCTGTAGCTGCTGTAGCAACTTCACGCATCGTAGTACCTTGACCAGTCCATGCAGCAGTAGCGATAGCGTCAAGACCGAAGTCGATAGTTACCTGACCTAGAGCACAGTTGTCAATAGCGTAAACCACTTGGTCAACAACGATTAGCAGACCGAATTTTTGTAGCTGGTGCTTGTTAGAGCCCGCTGCAGAAACTAGAGAGTAAGAGGTATTTACCGGAGCCCATGCACTCTTGTGGAACTTAACACCACCAATAGTGATACCGGTGATAGTACCAGGCTTAGGATTAACATACTCTAAAGTGATGGACGTTGCGGAAATAGTCTTAATTAGCGCTGGAGCATTAATGAATGGCAGATCAGCCGCCGGAGCGCCAGTTAGACCAGTAACTACTACAGTATCACCAGCAGCAGCACCGACATAAGTCATTGCTGTACCAGTAATGGTCAGCGTACCAGTGCCGTTAGCAAAAGCGTAAGCAGCAGATGATACAGTACCACCTAGGGTAATAGTATTTGCTGTACTGATTTCAGCATCGGTTAATAGCGCGTTCCACAGTACTGACTCTTCAGCAGTAATAGCAGAACCAGTGTTATACGGGCGAATGTAGTTCGAGAACGAGAAGTCTACAGGTGCTAGCGATGTATTGAACGATCGCTGACCACGAACAGGCGTATCACCAGCTTCGGATACAGTTACTGTATCAGCATTAGTATTCTGCGAGAACGAAAGACCGTCAAGAACTTGAATTTCGAAAGTGTTAGTTGGCGTGAAGCCAGTTGTTTTTACTCGATACCCGTTAGCTGCGGTATCTACGTTAGTAGTAAAGAATACTTTACTATTGCGTACTAAGTTTAATGCCATAATCTATCCTTTTTGATTTATAGGCGTATTTCAGTAATAGGTGCACTAAAGTACATACTCTAGTTATTACAAGGCATACCGCACCTGTATGTTTATCTCACCTACAGCATAAGGAGCTAGTAGGCCCTCATCGGTCGTTATAGAGTGAACAAGAATCTCTGTGGTTTCAAGGCCTTTATCAACATCGTACACCAACACCCGGTTAGCATCAATGCAGGTCTCAATATCCTCTAGTAACGTTTCTAACTCTTCTTGAGAGTCCTCGCCCTTACAATATACCTTAATTGATATACCTAAAAAGGCCCAGGTAAAGTCTCCTGGTAAGTACTCACGATGCTCACTACCTGCTGACATGTAGACGGCAGGGAAGTCCTGTACTTCGTCCCAAAACTTCAACTTGGCGTACGCGTTACCGTATAAGTTGTTACCGTAAGGAGCAGTTCCATCTATTGTCTTTAACTTTTCAGCTAAGGCTTTAATTATACTTGTACGTTTGCTCATACCAATACTGCTCTCATTCTAGCAGCCACTTTAGCTGACATTAATTCTTTAATGGACTTAGTAATCAGCAACTTAGGGTCTCTGGTATTAGGGTACTGCTGCACGCCGCCTTCTGAGAATGTGGCATAAGGATACTTCATGTAAGTATAGTATGCAGTGATCATACCTGAGCGACCTTGGGATAGTCGCTCAACTTTTGCAGATTCAGCCAGCCTACCAGTTCTATAGTTAAGAACATTCTTACTAGCTCCGGTACCCATGTTTTGTCTAATCTTCTCTGCAAGAGAAGTGTCCAGTATTTGCTGTAACCCAGCTAACGAGGTGGACTTACCTTCAGCTTTAGGGGCTTTAGTTAATGCTGAGGTTACTTGTTTGGGCGACTTCTTACGCTTACTGGCAGGGCTTAAAGCCACTTTCTGTCTAGTGATACTGGCTTTTTCAGTAAACCTAGTATCACTACCATACGCTCCGGCAGCTTTTCCTGTAC